CCCGACCGGCGTGAACCGGCCGGGGCCACCATCCCTGCCGCAAGATCAGGCCACGCCTGCGTGGCGAGGAACAAGAACGCGGTTCGAGATAGTTGTTGCGTTACCGCGGCGGGAACGGCGGCAGGGCTGGAGCCGCCGGTGGCATCGGAGGCGCTGCGTAGGTGGGCGCGGCGGGAGCGGTCGGGGGCGCCGCAACCGGAGGCGGCATGGCGGCAGTGGGCCGCGGAGGCATCGGAGCGCCCGAAGTCGGACCAGGCTGCGCGTAGCCCTGCGCCGTGGGCATCGGCAGGCCAGCCGGGGCGGCGTTGACGCCCGCGAAGATTTGGTCCGCCGAACGCTGCGCCGTGCCGATCGCTTCACCGGCACCGACGAACAGCACGCCTTCCATGTCGAACTTCACGCCCTTGGATTTGTTGTCGTAGGTGAATGCGTAAGTCGACACGACGCAGTAGTCGCCGGACTTGTACGCATCCGTGGTACCGATCCGACGCGCCGGAATCTCGGTGACCTGCCCGTTCTGGAGCATGGCGACCTTCGGCGCGTGGTTGCCGCTGAAATTGATAACCCAATGGTTCGCCATCCACGGGTACTTCGCGGCTTTCTGGTCGCCGTCCTTGACCGGCCAGTTCGCGCCGGCGGGCCACTGGCCGTTCCACTCGGGCACCTGCGAGACGAGCGCCATCGCCGCGTTGGCGAACAGGAGATAATTCGCGCACTTGGTCGCGTCGCCGGACAGTTTGGGGATGAGGCCGACGAATTCGTATTTCTGATTTTCGGCGGGGATCGGAGCGCCGGACCCGTCCTTGGTGCGCTTCTCGTGGATGTAGAAATACGCGCCGCGGATGGTCGGGGAATGGAAGGAAGGCGAACGCACGGTCTTGTGAGCCATGACAGGTTTCCTAGGGTTCAAAGGGTACGAAGTTTACGATGCCGGCCACTATACACCATTCCCGCGCACTGTCAACGCCCGACCACGGCCGCGAGCGGATGGGCGTTCCGGTGGCTGTCGAGGAATATCCGCATCTGCCGCGGCACCTCGGCGAAATTGGTGAACCCGACTGAAAAGACCTCCGTCCCCCACCGCTTCATCCGCGTGGTCAAGGTGCCTTCCAGCGACTTTTCCAGGTCGCGCAGACCGCCCGGCTCGGTCAGGTCTTTCAAATCTTTTTCGCGGATCCGCTGCGCCAGGTGTGTCATGGAAAGGCCGGCGGTGCTTTCGACGAAGTCCTGCACATTGCAGCCGTGCGCCACGACGTCGACCACCCGGAACCCGATGTTCACCGAGAAACAAACGAGCTTTTCGTCCTTGGTGATGACCGATTGCACCGGCAGGTCGATCACGTCGTCGCACATATCGTAGACGTCGAACGAATGCAGCAACCAGATTTTCCAGTGCGGGCCGGGGCGCATCGCCTTGGGGTTCCGCCCGAGCGTCCAGCGTATCCCCTCCTGATAGCTTTTCACCATCACGAATGGGAAAAGCGACATCAGGTTTTGGAGAATCAGTTCGACAATGGTGCCGTGCATGGGGCGGCACGATACGCCTGTTATGGTGTATTGTCAACCAACGCCGCCAAAGCAGCGTCCGCACCCGCCCTGAAACATTCGCGACACTTCTCCGCGTCCTCGCCTTCCTGGTCCCACCCGTCGTCGTCCATGTGACCCGGCTCGATCTCGTTGGCCTTTTTCTGCATCGCCTCGTAAATGGCGCGGGCTAGTGTGTTGCGGTCAACACGCGCAAGCCTGTCTAGATGGGCGTGCGCCTCATCGACTGTCATACCGGCAGCGTGACACGCAACCAGATCGGCGTCTGCATATTTGGTCATTTCCCCGTCACTCCCGCGAACATCTCCGACGCCGACTTGGTCCGCCACTCCGCGCGCTTGTCCGACGCAAATGCCAGCGCGGGGCCACCGTCCGGCCGCTCGGTCAGCGCCGCCACGTCGAGGCCCAACTTCTCCACACTCGCCGGCGTCGGCACGTCGAGCGCATCGGGGCCGAACTTTTCCAGGATCAGGCGCCGCGCCTCCGCTTCATTCTTCCACGCGCGGTGCTTCATCGTTTGCACCAGTTTAAGACCGGGCGCGGCCTTGCCGGCCATCGCGTCCTTGGTCCAAGCTTTCGACGCGCCCTTAAACCAATCTTCGATCGGCTTTTGCAACGTCAAGAACGTGGCCCGCGTGGCGGCCGGCACTTCGTCCGGTGTGTGCTGCATGGCGACGCCAAGGTGCGCCAGCAAGTCGCGCGTCGGCTCGCATCGCCCGAACAAGGGGCAATAGCGGCAGTGTTCGCCGGGTCGGAATTCATAAGGCCCGTTTGGAATCGCCGCCACGCGCTGTATCCAAGCGTAGAGCGCGTCGATGCTTTCGACATCCTGCTTTACGCGCGGCCCTGGACGAAAATCATTCGGTTGAACGCAGGCGTACCGGACCCATTTCGCAGGCAAACCCGGCTCGTCGAGCGGCCAGATTGCACCCGCCGCGTAGATGCGAAACTGCGCGCTCATAGCGTCCACGCCGATGAACCCGTCTTTGTAGTCGGGAACAGTGAGGGTCGCGGACTCCTCGTGCCAGTGGCGAACGTCTGGCGTGCCGTGAATGTGCTTGGTCAGGTGAACGCGCTTCTCAACCCATATGCGCCCCGGTGGCAAGCCGCGCACATACGCGATCATCAGCGCCACGCCGTAGGCGGACGGGTGATCCGGGTCCACGGGCTCAATCGGCATCGTGGCGGGGTCAACGAATTCGCCGTTCAATGCGCCAAAGCAACGCTCGATTTCCTCGTGCGCGGCGGTGCCTTTTTGTGCCGCTTCGCCGGATTCCTGTTCGGGTAGTTGGGCAATGGCCAAGGGTGCGGCGGTGCATCCGCCCTCCTCGGCCCAACGGTCGCCCATGCTCGGCGCCCAAATTGCATGACTTCGTTCGGCGTGTGTCATGCAAACTCCATTTCCCTCAACACCGACGCAACGACCCGGCACCCCAACGCATTCTCCAAAAAGTTCTGCAGGTCCAAATGCGGCTCGCGGTCCAGATCGTCCAAGATCGCCTGCGCAATCTCGACCGTGGCGTCGTGCCAACGCCCGTTGGGGTCGAGGCAAAGGATACGGCGGATGTCCTTGGGTTCGGAGCGGACGGCGCGAACGGTCGCGGCCTTGGTGCAGTCGTGTAGGGTCCGCTCGGGGAAATAGACGCCGCCGTGGTGCGAGACTTCGATGAGGTAGAGCATCACTGCACCTCGCACCGAAATGATCCGGCTGGCTCGGGCAGTTCGTGGAAAGCGTGACCGCCTTGCGATGACGTAACGCGCGCCCATCCGTCGCGGCATAACTGACATTGCGCCTTTTGCTGCTCGGTCGGCGGCTTCGCAGTGTACGTTGGCATTGCGCCTCTCCTCTAGTGCTACGGGCCGCCCCACCGAGGCGACCCGCTTACACTACACCCTACACGCGCACTGTCAACTACGAAACGCCGAGCGCCTTGGCCACGCCGCCGCACTGCGCGTCGGTCGTGTATTGCAGGACGCCCATCGCCTCGTCCCAACTGACGTTTGGGATGACCAGGCCGATGCCCGGCGACGCGAGCCAGTCGAGGTACTGTTTCTTGGTCGCATCGTCACCGGCCTGCGCCTCGATATGCGCGCGAATCTTGGGGCCGAGTGTGATGGACGGCGCCGGCGGCGGGGCAACAGGGGCAGGCACAGCCGCCGCCCCGTCACGCTTCAGGAACGGCGGGATCGAGCCATCGTCGACAGCGGGCGCCGTGACCAGTGGCGGGACCGGGGGCACAGGCGGCGTCGGGGCGGCAGTCGGAATCGGAGCCGGCGGCGGAGCCGTGGCAGTTTCCGGGGCGGGCTGGTTCTTGGCCGGACGGTCGCGTTTCTTTGCGGTCGTGGGGGCCTCGGCGGCGGGCGCAGCCGGCGGCGCCGTGGTATTGTCCGCGGCGGGGGTTGATTCGGCGTCTTCTGAACCGATCTGGCGACGGGCTTCGACCATTTCCTCGCTGTTGAGGATGTCCATACCCTCCTTAACGGTGTCGACCTCGTATGTAATATCTACGGATTTTGGGTTGACAGTGAAAACGAACGGCATATTATCCGCGCTCCTGAAGGTTGAGAATTCGGTGTGCAAAACAATACACCTGTCGTGAGAATTGTCAACCACGTTCGGAACGAAAAGTAGAGGAACCGATTAGTATGCCTTATGCGGGCATTTCAACAGGAGTGCGTCATGTACTGCGTATCGAATATCTCAAGCGATGGGGCACCTATGATCTACCGGGTTAAACGTCGTAAGAAATCGCCGCCTCCGCCTCCGCCGCCAAGCGGGCCGAGCAAGGTCACGAAAGAATTGATCGAGAAGATGTCGGCATTAGCCAAGAGAAACGGCAAACGCTACAACATCGGCGATGACCGCCAATCGGGCCTTCGGACAATCCTCTATCCGAGCGGCGAAGTGGCGTTCAGCGCCACATATAGACTGGAAGCGTCGCGCCCTAACATCACAGTAGGCCAATATCCCGACACGACGATCGAGCAGGCCCGGCACCTTACGCGAATCGTACAGGGCATAGCCGATCGCGGCTATGATGTGCGCGAAGGTCTCCATGCCAGGCTCAGTAAAGAGCTGGAGCGGGATGGCCTGAGTTGGCACCCCACCAGCTATATCGATACAGTCGTAACCAAACTGCGCGAGCAGGGGGTCAAGATTTCCGACGAGGTAATCAAAGCGATCCGCAAGGAATTGACCTAAAACGGGGGCGGCTACTAGATATAGGGCCGCCCCTTTCACTTTGCGGTTAGGTTGACAATACACCGTTAGCGCGGTATTGTGCGCTGACGATGCAGTTGGCAAAGTCACCCTCCCCCACCGTCAAGCTAATCCAAGGCGACTGCCTCGACGTGATGGCCACGCTGCCATCCGCGTCCGTGGATATGATTCTTTGTGACTTGCCGTATGGAACGACTGCGTGCGCTTGGGATTCGGTCATCCCGTTTGAGCCGCTGTGGGCGCAGTACCGACGCATTGCGAAGCCGAATGCAGCGATCGTGCTCACTGCGAGCCAGCCGTTTACCACGGCGCTCATCCATTCGAACCTCGGCGAATTCCGATATTCGTGGGTGTGGGAAAAAGAACAGGGCGTCAACTTTTTACTCGCAAAGAAACAGCCGCTGAAGGTTCACGAGGACGCCTGCGTATTTTATCGCGAGACGCCGACTTACAACCCGCAAATGACCGTCGGCAAACCTTACGTCAGCGGTAAAGGCAGCAGCGGTGACGTAACCGGCAATGTGGTCAAGATACAGACGCAGAACGACGGCACTCGTTATCCTCGTAGCATTCAGTTCTTTAAACGCGAGACTGGTATCCACCCCACCCAAAAGCCCGTTGCGCTCTTTGAATATCTGATCCGCACTTACACGCACCCCGGCGCCCTGGTCCTCGACAACTGTATCGGCAGTGGCACCACCGCCATTGCGGCACTCAACACCGGCCGCCGCGCCATCGGGATCGAGCGCGACTTTGGTTACTTCACGATCGCCGCGCAGCGGGTGGCGGATGTCCTACAGCCACGTCGAGCCGCCGCATGACCCACGGCATCCTCCTAGCCGCAAACAACGGCGGCGAGCGGCGCGCGCACGACTTCTATCCGACTCCGCCCGAGCCGACGCTGGCGCTCATTCCGAAGATTCGCCAATTCCCGGCACAGATTTGGGAGCCTGCGTGTGGCGATGGCGGAATTGCCACGCCCCTCACCCGCGCCGGCTATCGCGTCATCGGCACCGATTTGATTGACCGCGGTTATGGCGAAGGCGGCGTGGATTTTCTCGCCACCACGCAATCCCGCGCGCAGGCCATCATCACCAACCCGCCTTTCGGCAAACTGGTGACGCGGTTCATCGAGCACGCGCTGGACCTGGACGTCCCGTTTATCGCGATGCTGCTGAACTCGAACTTGTGGCACGCCGCGCGCCGCGTCCCGCTCTGGAATCGCCGCGTGCCGGAAGCGGTCTATGCGATGTGCTTTCGTCCCGACTTCACCGGATCCGGCTCGCCCTACTTCAATTGCATCTGGACTGTTTGGGGACCGCGCAGCGCATCCGTCACCAAGTACGAACTGCTACGCGAGCCGTCAAAGCAATGACCGCCAGGACCAATCCCGAATCGGACGCGTCTATCGAACGTATTGAGTGCGTCGCCCACCGCCTCCCCTCGGGCCGCATCGTTTCCCTACCCAGGCCCAAGCGGCACTGCCACTTGCCCGTGGCGACGCTTGCGGTGCCCGGCTTCCTGACAAGTGCGGGGCGGTTTGTGACGCGGGAGGAAGGGAGGCGAGTAGCGGAACAGGCGGGGCAGTTGGTGGTGGGGGCCATGCAAAGCAAGTGGCTGTTCAGTGAGGATGTGTGGTAGTGGCAAAACTAAGCAAAGCCGCCGCCAAGGCACATCAGCAAGCGTGCGACGTTCTGACAAAAGACAGCCTCACCATCGACGAACGCTGGTTCGTTATCGAGAACTGGCAAGAATCCGCGACCCACATCAACAGCACTGCCGGTGCATTCTTTACGCCGCCTGGGTTGGCTGGTGACTTTGCGATCGACGTCTGTGGGCACCGCATCATCGATTTATGCGCCGGCATCGGCACATTGTCTTTTGCTCACTGGTCACGTTGCCGATTCGGCGAACGAATGCCGTCGATCGTCTGCATCGAAAAGAATCCCGACTATATCGCAGTGGGGCGGAAGATTCTGCCGGAAGCAACGTGGATTTGTGCCGACGTATTTGACGTCCCCGCCCTGATTCTCGGACGGTTTGACGTCGCAATTTCCAATCCGCCGTTTGGTTCGACGGCGCGGAACGGGCGCAAAGGACCGCAATTCACTGGCGCCGAGTTCGAGTACCATGTCATCGATATCGCCGCCGACCTGGCGGACTACGGGGTTTTCATCATTCCGCAGATGTCAGCACCGTTTCAGTTCAGCGGAAAGCAGCATTTTACCGAGCGCAAACACGACAAATATTTGGATTTTGTCAAACAGACGGGCGTTGAATTGACCAACGGATGCGGTGTTGACTGCGACTACCACAAGGACGGGTGGCACGGAGTTTCGCCGACCGTGGAAATTGTGTGCGCTGAATTTCCGAAACGGGAACTGGTCAAATTGCCGTCCGTCTCGCCGCTCCCGTTTGTGCAGCACGTACCAGCCCCGCCGCGGCTCGCCGCATGACCACAGCCACGCAAGCCGCCCTCACCTACTATGGCGCGCACAAGTGCGCCCTATTTCCGATTCCCGCCGGGTCAAAGAACCCGACCGGTATCGTTGCCTCCTTCGCGCACGACCACAGTGCATCGCCAGAGCAATGGGCCGCCTGGTCTCGCGACCATAACTGCAATTTCGGCGTGGTCGCCGGCCCTTCGCGGCTCATCATCGTCGACACGGATATTAAAAAAATCGGCCGCGACGCCGCGTGGGCGGAACGCTGCCGCCTCTTTATCGAATGGGGCATCGACCCCGCCAAGCACCAACCCCACGTCCAGTCCGCCTCGGGTGGATGGCACGACTATTTCGCGGTCCCCGTCGACACAGACGCGACCCAACTGCGCCAGCCGCCGGCCGCTGGCTGCGTGGATATTCGCGCCGGCAATGGCTTCGCGGTCGCCGCCGGGTCGCACCATGACGGACGTCCCTACCTACTCCTGTCCGACGCGCCGCCCCATCCCGCACCCGAGGCCCTGCTCCGCCACTGTGCCCGCCGCGCAACGACCACGCCCGCTGCCAACGTCGGCACGCGCGACGCCACGGACGTCGCCGCCCTCTTTACGTGGCTCGCCGAGCGCGACGAGTTCGCCGACTATACCGCATGGGTCGGCGCCGGTATGGCCGCGAAACTGGAATTCGGCGACGACGGTCTCGAACTCTGGCGGTTGACGCATAACGAGACCGTGACGCCAGACATTGAACACAGCAAGTGGCAGTCGTTCGCCGCCGAGCCGTCCCCCGGCTGCATGACCATCAACTCGATTATGTCGCGCGCCCACGCCGCCGGCTGGCGTGGCCAGGTGCGTAAGTCCTCCGCCGCCATGTTCAACGAGGTTGCACAGCTCGCCGCGGCGGCCGGCGCCTCGCTTCCTCCCGGTTCGCAAGCAATGCCGATGGTAGCGGGTCAGCAAGCCTTGACCGACATCGCCGCGCCGATCCTCGACGAGTTTCTGACCAGCACGCGCGACCTGCCGTCCCGGCCAGCGGATCCCGACTCCCCCACCCTGCCCGACGCCGCCTCTGGTCACGGCCTCTATCGCCCCTTGAAGGAAGCTGTCGCGCGCATCCTCGCCGCGGCCGAAAGCCCCAAGTCGTTCAAGGGCAGCCGCTACACCGACGCCCTTGCCTTGCTATCGCTGGTTCACCAGGACACGTTCGACTGTGTCTGCCGGCGCATTCGCACGCTCGGCTGCACCCTGCCCGACTCGCGCATCAAAACCACCGCGGCGGCGTATGCTGATCGGGTCGAGCGCGCGTTCGTCAAGCAAGACGACTGGATTTACGATGCCAAGGGGCAGATTGAAAACACGAACAGCGACAACGTCGCCGTCCTGCTCAATATCCTGAACATCTCGATCCGCTACAACGCGTGGCTGGAGCGAATGGAAATTCAGGGCGGCATTGATGACCTGCGCTTTCCGGACTGGACCTATGTCGACGACCTCATCATCGCCCGTCTGCGCACGCGCGCCAACCGGACCAAGACGCGATTCACGCCTGCGAAAGAGTTCTTTTGGGAGAGCTTAATATCGCTGGCCGTGGCGAATTCGGTTGACCCTGTGCTGGACCGCCTTACCGAACTCGAACGCGCTTGGGACCGCAAGCCGCGCCTCTCGACTTGGCTTTCCCACGCCTGCCACACCGAATGCGACCCGTATCACCAAGCTGTGTCGCGCAACATCCTGGGCGGCCTTGTGCGCAGGGCGCGCGAACCCGGCGCCAAGCACGATACGATGGCCGTATTCCACGGCCCGCAAGGCCCCGGCAAGTCGACAATGGCCGCGGTCATCGCCGACCTTGGTGTGACGCCCCTTGCCACCATTCTGTCCCGCTCCAGCCCTTGGTTCACCGACACTGTGTTGCTCGGCGCAGAATCGAAAGAGTTGGTCCTGGCGCTCGCCGGCAAGACCGTCGCCGAGATTGGCGAAATGGGCATGCGCGGCTCCGTCAACGCCAACGTCGTCAAGGCGATGGTCAGCCGCCAAGTCGACGAAGGGCGCACGGCTTACGCTCGCGCCGTCACGTCGCGCCCGCGGCGCAATATCTTCATCGGCACGGTGAACGGCGACGAGCCGTTGACGGACCCCACCGGCAACCGCCGGTTCCTGCCCGTCGCAGTTCACAGTGCGATCGACCTTGAATGGCTGTCCGCGAACATTGGCCAGATCGTCGGCGAGGCTGCCGCGCTCCACACCGCTGGCGTGTCGTTCGACCTGCCTGCGTCGGTTTGGGGCATTGCCGCCGAGCACCAGGAAGCGGCGCGCGGCGAGTCGGACATCGAGATCAAGTTCGCGGAATGGTTCAGTGGCGAGGGACTCGCGTTCGTCACCGCGTCGGACCTGGTCGATGCGTGCTCGTGGTCGAACCTGCGCACCAATACCCACGGCGTCTATATGAAGCGCCTAGGATTCCGGCCGATGACCGCGTATGTCGAGGGAAAGAAAAAGCGCGTTTGGTATCGCGGGCCGGATCTCGGCACGACCAAGGGCGCCGTGCGCTACATGGTGGGGCGGGATGCGAACGGCCGGACGCGCGTGGAGATCAGGGTGGCGGGGTAGGTTGTTGTGATGAAAACCTTGCGGGCTAGCCCGCTATCTCGGCCAAGGCTTTTTCACCGGCTTCGGTGATGACATAGCAGACGTGCGGTGGCATTGCCGTAATGCCGGCCTTGACGATCAGCCCACGGGCGGCAAGGCGCTCCGCTCGACCGGCAAATCCGTTCCACGGCCGCCACCCGCCATGCGTCGCTTTGATGTCGCGCAGCATTTCAATCTCGGCTTTCTCCGTCGCGTCGAGCATCTGGCCTATTCCTTCTCCGGTGTTAACTGCTGATGAACCGCCAACCCGCGCTTTGCCACGGCGACTGCCCCCGCAAGTGTGTCGGCATCCCATTCTTCGTCTGCCGGACCCATCGCCGCGATCTCGCCAAGGAATAAGCGCATCTTCTCATTCTCCGCAAGCACCTCCTTAGCCGCCTCAAGGAGCGGGGAGGTCTGCGGTGCGATGGCTGCGCTCTCCATGTGGATCGCGGCGCGGAGGCGTTCGGCGGGGGTCATGGGGCGGCCTTAAGCGTGCGGCGCGTGAAATACGCCTTCACATAGAATTGCCTGTCGCACGGCGTGATGGTCATGTCGCCGTTGTCATTATAGACGGCATCTGCAAACGGCTTCAGCGCCGCGCTAAGTTTCTCGTTCTCTGCCGTCAGGCGCTCGATACGGGCCAGCAACTCGTTTTCGCGAAAGGCTGCTTGGGTCAGTTCGTTCGGAAATTCTGCGGGCTTCATGTTCATTCTCTACCCATTAAGCGTGTGTTCAGGCGATGGGATCGCCGCGTTCGTTGCAAACCAAGACCAAGTACCACTGCCAGCCGAAGAAGCCGTCGCAGTACCTATAAAGTTCCCACCACGACATTTCTCAATTCCACTCTAGCTTCGTCGGCATATTTCGACCTCCGCGTTGCCGACACGACAAGCGTGTGGCTGCCGCCCCCGTTTCCGAGAGCGGCAGAAGATCACTCGTTCGGCTTGATCGTCTTCTCGCTGGCCAGCGCGCACATCGCATTGGCGGCATTACACGCAGCCTGAGAAAATCTCAGGGCATCCTCCGACTTGTCGGCTTTCGCCGCCTTGTCGATCATCTGCTTTACAGCTTCTGCGCTCATCGGGTTCTAGCTCCGAATGATGCTGCCACTTGCTTCCGGCGTGGCAGCGTAGGCCGGTACGTGGTTGTCACGCGCTGAACCAAGTACTCACGCCACCTCGTATGTGGGGCACTCGCCCAAGTTCATTGCCCGCACCTGCTGAGCGAGCATGTCAGCCGTCATCAGATTTACCCAGACCGGCTCGCCAGGCTCAGGACGCGGCTTCTTCGCCAGCGTCTTCGGGTGGCAGCAATCGACCCACCGCTTGTCGGGATTGTCGCCGTAGGTATTGTGCTTGCATGTGGTGCAGTCGGTCATCTCCGCCTCCTGTCTTAATGGCAGCTCAGCGACGACAAACTAGGCCAAGCAACCGGAGTCGATTGTAAATCGCTGTTCCAGTTCGCTTCTTGTTGTGCGACACGCAGGCCTCAAAGCCCCCGCGAGGAAACCACCAACGAAGGTTGTCGTCCTCGCGTTTGGTCCATTTTCTCGGTGCTACAAATTTGATGCCCATCTCGCTGGCCTTTCTGAATTGGTGCTCCTGGTCCGCAATCCCGTCTCTTCATTCCGCGCCGCGGCCCCGCTAGTGGCCGTCTCGTAGGGGAGTTTAGGCTTGCGCTTCCTCGGCATTTTTCACCTTGATCCCTTCGCGCTTTAGCGCCTCGTTGAAATCCTCGACCGACCCGCGATCATCGGAGTAGATCGCCTCGTCCACATGGCCGCCGGGATATTTCTTGGATTCGACCATGATGATCCTGTTCAGGGCCTCACTAAAGGTTCCGGCCTTCACGTAGTGCTCGTGTGCCATCGTGAAAAGCGCGAGAGCTTTCAGATATTCGTCGTGGCTAATCTCGACCTTGTATTCAGCCATGTCGTCCTCCTGTGCAGCATTAATCTAAGTTTAACCGCGCAGTCCGCCGTGCTTCTTGATGACCTCCGCGACAACATCGACCGGCACGTAGCCGTAGACGGTTTGAGTCGGGTCGGTATCGGAGTCACCATCGATGTAGGGCATGAGCAATTCCTCGCGCTCACTCGGGTAGCCAACTTCGACAGACGCATAGTGGCGCTCGAAGTCGCCGCGCGGTCGGCTGTACGCTCCCCAATGGCCCTGTACGCTCATCTCAAAGCCATCAGCGCAGACCATGTGTGGGAATATCTTGGCACCAAACCCCGCTTCGCCCGTGTAGCGGCGCTCAGGACCGCCGACGCAATAGTCCATCTCCCATGATGTGTCGTAGTCGGCCGGGTAGTGCTTATGGAAAAACTCGTTCACGATGTCCATCTCAGACCTCAGCGTTGTTCGTGGTTTAAGCGTTCGCTCACGCGGCTCGCGCGTTTACGAATTTGTTCGACAGGCCAAGCGCGTCGTCGATCACCTGCTTCAGCTCCGACCACTGTTCTGCTGTGATGCGGTATGTGACATCGATCTGCACCGCAGCCTCGCCATCGTCGCCTGGCGTGATGACGGCCTTAGCGGCGTATCCACTCCCGTCGCTATAGGGAGCGGCCCTGACCGTGATTTCGTAGTTGGCCTCGCTCATTTCCCGCTCCTTCGCGTTCGCAACCTGCTGAATTGGTGGCGGCCCCAGACCAATCCCAACCGCCCTCTGCATTTATCGTCCAGGTACGTGCAGTTCATGAGGCCGCACGCGGGATCATCGGTGTTCGCGTTCCCTAATCGCCGCTTCAATCATAGCAGTACCACATGGCCCACCAGGGCAACGCAATGAGTGCCATCCAAATCGGAAGTAGAATTAGTATTCCAAGGGTGCCGCAAAACATTGTCAGTCCCACCGATCAGTTAGCGCCACTCGTCCTTGGCGCGCCGACGCAGATGGTCAGCCATGTCCGCAAGGTTGTCCGTCATGCGGTCGTAAGCGCCATCCGCAGTCCGGTCGTAAGCCTCGGCCTCGGTCGCATTCGGATGCCGTTCGAGATACCGCTCGATCAGTTCCTCATGCGCGGCGATGAAAAGTTCTTTGCTCATTTCCCGCTCCTTCGCGTTCGCAGATTTGGTTCAGGTTGACGCCGTGCCGGTGATAGGATCATCGGTCACCCGGGCGCACGGGCAGGTCGGGTAGTCGCAAATTTCGAAAAGCCAGCCACAATCACAACGCGGCTCGTGGTCGGTCTTGTGGTCGGCCTTTTGCTCACTAGAGAGCACTTGCCGCTCCCAATCAGCCCGCTGGCACTTCGCTTCCATGGCGGCGATCTGCGATGGCGTCATGGGCCTATTCCTTCTCCACAAGCGGAAACGAGCGCCACAGCTTTTCGCTGATCGCAAACGGCGAACAGCCGGGGTGGCGAACCATGACGTGTCCTTTGCCGTGGGCGAGGTAGGTAAGCCGACGCGGGTTTGCCCTCGCGACCGGGCTGCCATCGTTGTGGCCCACGCGATCTGCCCTGAACCATTTCACGTCATCAGGTATTTTCTTGGCCACGGGCCTACTCCTTGTTCCTAATCGCAGCCTCGACGGCTTCCCGGTCCCGCACGTTCTTGCCGTCAAGCTTCTGTGTCGCGGGGTTGAAGTTGAGCCGGTCTATGTCGATCTCCGACCAGCCATCGGCGCGGAGTTCGTCGTCGGTGATGCCTTTCATTGGGCCGTCCCCGCCTGTTGCGACAGCTCCGTCAGTGCCGGCCCTACACGCGTGATGGTCGGGGCGTAGGGGTTCGTGGTCATTGGTCCGCAGCCTTTCGTTCCAGCTCGGCCAGCGCCAATTCGATTCCACGCTCGACGATGCGCGTGATGGTCGGCGCATACGGATCCGCGGCGCGATCGGTTGCGGCGTGAAGCCGGGTCATCTGTTCGTCCTCCAGTCGGACGGAAAAGTGTTTTTTGACGAGGGTCGACATGGCGATTACCGCGGCCCTTGCCACAAGACCGCTTGGTCCGCTCTGTGCCTTTCCGCGTCCTTCGCCCGCTGCTGCTCGATGTACGCATGTAAGATCAGGTCATCATCGCGATCGGGGTTGGCCGGGATGCTGGCGCGCGGCCCTTCGGCATCCTTACGCCAGAACACGTTTTCAAAACGGCGCAGCGATTCGCTCGCTTCGTCGTGGCCGATCGGACGTTTTGTCAGTAGATCGCTCATGGCTACGGCTCCATTTCAAGCACCGTACTACGGTTGACAATCCGCGTCAAGTGTATTATTGTGCACCATCGTCCACACCACCCAAAATGGAGGCTGCCTTGCCGCGGCGCGTCGCCGATTCACCCACCACGATTTATTGGCTCGTGGATACGTCCAACGGAGAGGCGTTCTACTGCGGCAAATCCGTTCACCCGGACGATCGGCTGCATTACCACGCATACACCGGGCGCCGCGGCGACAAGACGGCTACCGCCAAGCGCATCGCAGCCTGCCCCGATGGCGCGCTCAAGATGCACGTCATCCAGGTCGTGCCCGTGGGTGGCGACTGGCGCGAGGCCGAGCGGCGCTGGATACGCCAGCTCCGCATCATCAACCCGCACGGATGCACCAATCGAGCGGACGGCGGCTCCGGTGTTCCCGGCTACGTTTGGTCGGACGAAGCGCGCGACATGATGAGCTGGCGCCGACAAGGTAAGCCCATGTCCGAGGCGGCCAAGGCGCGACTGAGCGCGACCATGAAAGCGAAGTGGGCGAACGGCGAGTTCACTCACAAAAACCCAAATTTCGGTAAGAACCAAAAAGGCAAGGTGCTCTCCGAATCGCACATCAACAATCTGCGAATAGCCGCTCGCAAACGATGGAGCAATGCACCCAATGGTCCGGCGTACACTGCCCGCGCCGTGATGGCCGAGAAAATAGAAAATATGATGCGACAACTGGCGGGACGCTCGTTAGTCGGACTGAGTGCGAGGCGATTGGCGGAGTTACGGCAAGAGGCTTATTGGAAAGTCGTAGCCGACAAGAAAGCCGCTTGAGGCCGTCCGGTACACAGCCGTACACGCACCGGAACAGCCCGTTCATATTCAATTGTTCTAACGTGTTCCGTTGCGCTAGTAACTGTTGACAGTCAACGTACTGTAATTATTGTTCTATTCGCAATTTTCCGAGCACAACCGGAAGGTCTACATAGCGTAGAACAGCGCGCTATAAGCGTGTGTACAGACTTAAAGTCAACCCCCATATAGCGAATTTGGCGCGAATTACAATTTATGAACGGAACGGCCGCCTACATAGGCTACGGGGCGCACAGTACGCTGCGATTATACGTATACACTGCTATTATGAGTAGACAGGTAAGTAATATTGACCTATTTCTGTAGAACTCTTCAAACGGTCTGTGTATATGTTCTAACTGTTCCGAATCGGAAAAAGAACCGATGAAATGGGCATTTTTCGATATACACAGACTCAGCCGGTTGCCTGTGGCTCCTAGGTATACTCCCCGGTTGTGCGATTATCCGTTGACAATGCAGTTGACAGTGCGCCGCGTCGGTGTATGATGTGCCTATTGGAAACGGAGACGAGCGCCGCCGTGGTCAGCACAAAAGAGATTCAGGTTCTCGTGGATAGGATGCGCCGGGCTGGCGCGACCGTCGAAGTACGATACGACCGCGTGCCGGCCATAATGGAAGGTCGCGACATGATCGTGGAGAACGTCACCATCACCGACGCGAAGGGTATCGGCCCGCATCCGATGTCGCCGATCGCCGCTGCAGAACGCATGCGCGCGTGGCTCGTTGGACGGGAGGGCTGACGCCATGCCTCGCACCCACCTCGCCCTCACCCGCACCAACGGCCACCCCCTCGCCGGCACGCTGGCCCCGGACGCCGCCGCGGCATGGGACTGGATCGCCCGCACCATTGCCGCTCAATTCAACTGTCTCCCGGATGACGTGGACTACGACGAGCCGAACTTGGTGACGGTCAACGGCGAGGCCGTGGCCACTTGCCATATTTGCGTTGACAATACACGAAACTAGCGTATCATGCGGGCCAACGTAATAGGAGCGCCCATGTGGCCCCAACTCACATTCATTGTCATTAGCGTCGCCGGTGCGACTCTCACACTCGCCAAAAGCGACAAGGATTGGACCGATCGCGCCGGTACGTTCATCGCGCTTTTCATCACGCACGGCCTGCTCTGCGCCGGCGGCTTCTACAACGTGTTTCTGCACTGATGCTTAAGCCCGGCACCCGCGTCCGCTGGCTGTTCGGCATCGGCACCGTGCTCGCCGTCGAGGACGGTTGGGCGTGGATCCGGACTCAGTGGGGCGGCTATGTGACGTGGCCGGTCAATGTGCTGGAGGCGGTGGATGCGTAACTTTGCGTGGGCATCCGCGATCACAATGGGCCAATTGGCGCTGTTGCTCGTGCTCGGCGCGACGCTGGCCGGCGTGCTGCGGTGGTAACACAACAAATGGACAGGACATGAAACGAATCTCAGTCGACCAGACGGACATCGGCTTCCGCATCTGGAATACCATCATGCAGGCCGGTTGCGCCGTGAATGTCACGCTCGACGGCGTGCCGCAGCCGCATGTGCTCGTCGCTGACGAGGACGAAGGCTACATCGTGCGCCAAGGCGCCGATCCGATCGGCGATATCAGGTCCGGCAAATGGCCGGTCGAGACGGTGCGCGGTTTGGTGCGAATCGAAATCGTGACGCCTGTGGCGACGGCACAAAGCAACGCGGCTGGAGAGAGCACGCCTCAAACAAGGCGGGCGGCACGTCGCGCGGCCGGTAAGAAGCGCGGCAAGTAGGATGCGACCGTTGAAACGCGGCGCCCTGGTCGACGTCAATTCCAGCGACGGTCGCCCGAGCCTCTATCGCGTCATCGTGCCCAAGACCACTGTGACGCCGTTTCACGACGGCTCGGATGGGTGGGCAACGATGCGCCGATACGATCCGGCCACACGGCACTTTGGCCCGCCGCGTCCGGTGCAGGTTGATCGGGTGGTGCGAGTGTATCCGCGGAGCAATTGTCCGTTGGAGTTGCCGGTGAGGCCGGCTGTGTGCATGGGGAGGCAGGCGTGACCAACGAACAATTACTGCAGCGGACTGCGGCTGCCCGCGGCGAGGCGCATCGTGCTCCGTTCGCCGAGTGGAGCAAAGATCATCGCGGTCACAGCGCCATCGTGAACCATACCTCCGCATGGGCGACGCGGTCGAATGAATTCATCGATCTTGCGGCGGAGTGCAAACGGCGCGGCTTGCCGCTGCCGGATCGTGACTGTCCGGCGGGAGCGCACGATGAACGCTAGGATCGGCGACTGGATGCAAACAGCCCACGGCCGGCAATACTGCCCGTTGGAATTGCCGAACAAAGGGAGGCGCGCGTGATGCGAGTGTTTTGGCTATGGATCGATAGCGCAGTGGCGGCGGCATGTATCGCCCTTGCGATTCGCGATGTCTCAACGTGGTCTGCGGTCCTACACAGTGCGCTTGCCGGCGGCTTAATCGGACTCGCTGTCTATTGGGCGACGGAGACGATGCGTGCTTGACCTACTGGCGACCTACCCCCTCGTCTACCTCGGCACGCCGTACACCAAATACGCCGACGGCATCGAGGCTGCGTTCGTCGACGCATCGCGCCTGGCGGCGGTGTTGTTGCGCGCCGGCGTGCGCGTCTATTGTCCGATCTCGCACACGCACCCGATCGCCGTTCACGGGCGCATCGATCCCCTCGACCACGCGATCTGGTTGCCGTTCGACCGCGCCATGATGGACGCGAGCGCCGCGATGGTCGTCGGCATGCTGCCTGGTTGGGGCGATTCGTTTGGCGTGCAGCACGAGATCGACGTGTTCACAGCGGCCGGCAAGCCGGTGCATTATCTGGATCCGGTGGATGTGGGTGTAACGTGCATTCAGTGACGGTAACGCTCCGCACTCGCGACATGAACCCGCCCCTGCAGGTCATGGGCGCTACGCCCGACGCAACCTGTCCCCTCGCCGTCACCTTGGCGCACATTTACGACCACGACACGAGCCGCTGGCATGTGCATTCGTTGGGCGGCTATTACGTCACGCACCGGCCGACCGGCTGGCAGCTCGGCGGGGTGCGGTTCGGGTCGGTGCAAGAGGGGCTGGATGTGATCGAGCGGGCGGACTGGCGCTTTCCGGCATGGGCCGCGGCCAATGGGGGCGATCGAGACCCGGCGACGCTGGCGTGTAAGGTCAAGTGGCGCGCTGCCACGGAATTAGGTTGACAATACACCCACGCGGCGTATAGTTGACGACCAAACAGGAGCGCGTGTCCTGATGCTCTACGAACTCGCAAATCTAGCCGGTAGCGCCATCTTCGCCGTGTGCCTGTTGCTGGCGGCGGTTGGCTTTGGGGCCTGGTGATGACCGATACGCGATACAAAAACGCGCGGTGGACGATACACACCAACGACAACGGCACGATACCTGCGTCCGACGCACGTCTCGCCGTCCTCATGGACATCCGCGACGAGATGCAGTCGATCGTCTCGCTGTTGCGCTGCCATCGCATCCCGAAGGCGCTCGATGCCGTGGTCGCCATGCACAAGCAGGGCGTCAAGCGGCGTGTCGTCAAGAAGCGGGTGAAGAAATGAGCGACATCGCTGTACTTGAAGCGGATGTTGCCCGCCTCGAACGCGATCTAGCCGCGGCGTTCGAGCGCAACACCGCGCAGAACGAGCGCGACGATGCACTGGACGAGAATGACCGGTTGACCAAGGCGATGCCAGACGAAGGAACGGTAGAAAACTACGAGGACGCCCTGTGGCGCGTCCGTTACTGGCTCCATGACGGGCTGTTCTTAAAGAAGCCGATCGAGCCGCCGCAGCGCATCTTGCGCGTGGTCGAGCGGGCATTGGGGGTAGGATGATGCAATTCTGGCGAGGCGTTTTGGCGGTTATGTGCGGCGCGCTTTTGATTTGGTTCTGGCATTGCGGTCCAATGCCTGCTGAAACGCCGGGCTGGCTTGTCGTCCAAGCCATCATTGGGTGGGTTACGGTGTGGCAGATCATGGCGTGGTCGATCTACACCGCCATTTCGGAAGCGGTGAAATGACCCAACTGCTTCTAAACAGCGGCAACGTCCTGCGCATTTCGGGGGCCAACGGCGACTCGGTGCGCGTCATCTCGCCGCTTGTTCGCTCATTGCCGACACAGACTCACACGTTCAACTCTGCTGCGCCGGCCTCGGTACATTACGGCCCGTTCGCCCGCGATGTGGTGTTTACGCTTGACGTACTGGCCGGCAATCCGACTTGGACCACAGACGACGCCCTCACCACGTCCCTTGACCGCGCCACAGACCGCATCCGTTCCGCACGCGTCATCGCAACCGCACTCAACGAAGGATCCAAAGCAATGGCATTGGTCGACAAATTCCGCACCATCGCGGCGCGGTCGCATGCGATCCCCAAGGCGCTGGAGGCGCGTGCCGATGCGCTCGCGGCTCGTTTGGACGCGGTTGAGACGCGCGGCGACCAGGCGTTCAAGGGCCACGAGGATTTTTTGGCTGGTGTCGAGAGTGGCGTCGCCGCTGCCGAGGATGCGCTGTCGCAGCTCACTAATGGGGCGCCCAATACCTAAGCATCCGCACCCTTCCGGCCGTCCGATCCGCCGCACCAAATGCGTCGAGCGGCCGATCTGGCGCATTCCGGACAGCCAGCCGAACGTGCCGCGATTGCGCCGCGGCGAGTTGGTGAGCGCGATCGGGTTCTTGCATCGGTTCGAGGAGGCGGAGGATGGCGACGATGATCTCGCGACAAGGCGACCTGTTCGATGAGCGCAACTAGCCACTGTGACGCCATCCGCCTGTCAACCGGCGATTACCAGTGTCGTCGGTGCCGGCTGTCGTGGGACCACGACGAGGAAAAGCCGCCGTGCCTGTGGCAGCGGCAGTTGCAGCCCGTGGCGTTTCAGTCGGGCCTGCCGTACTTAGAAGTTGACAGTGCGTTGCGGTAGTGTATCCTACGCGGTATGACTCTGACTATCGAATACGTCCGTCGCCTGGTCGACTACAATCCGGAAACCGGTGAGTTCAGGTGGCGACCGCGAGAGGTTCGCTCGCACTATGACCGTATATGGAACACTCAGAATGCGGGTAACATAGCCGGTTGCAACGCGCACCACGGCTATCGCGCGATTACGCTTTACGGCAAGCGGTACTACGCTCACAGGCTTGCCTATTTCTATATGACCGGTGAGATGCCGCGAAATATAGACCACAAGAACCTCGACACAACTGACAACCGTTTTGCCAATTTGCGTCCGGCGACTGCGACTCAGAACCACGCGAATAAACGAAAGTCTCCACAAAACACGAGCGGTGTGAAAGGCGTAAGTCTACATCGGGCTACGGGTAAGTGGCAGGCGTCTTTGAGCGTAGAGAAGCGTCGGGTGTGGCTTGGTCTACATGAGAGGCTTGAGGACGCGGTTGCCGCTTACAATAGAGGGGCCGTGGAGCATTTTGGGGAATACGCTCGCTTGGCGGAAATTCCGCCGGAAATGCGCTCCTCGCAGTGATTACCCTTCGGCGCCACCAAATCGAAATAGCCGACGCCATCGAAATGGCGTGGCGCTGCGGCACGTTGCGCCCACTGGTCGACGCGTGTGTTGGATCCGGTAAGTCTCTGAGTATCGCGGAACTGTGTCGGCGCGCGTGCGAGCGCGGCGAACGATCGATCGTGCTCGTCCACAAGAAAGAGTTGGCATTTCAGGACTACGCGGCTCTGCAGTCGCTTGGCGTGCGTTGCGGCTTGAACGGCGATTCGCTTGGTGAGCGCACATGGCGCGCTCCCGTTATCGTGGCGATGATTAACAGCGTATATCGCAACGCTGCCGCCTTCGGCCACATCGACAATATCTTTATTGACGAGTGCCACCTGATCCCACATTCGCAGGCCGGCATGTACCGCCAATTCCTGCGCGGTTTTCCACATGCGCGCCAAGCCGGCTTTTCCGGCACGGTATTCCGTTTGCAAGGCGGGTCGCTTGTGGAAGGCGAGGAAGCGCCGTTCGATAAGGTCGTCTACCGATATTCCATCATTGACGGCATCCGCGACGGCTACCTTGTCCCTGCGTTCTCGGCCAGCGTCACGGATACGATGGACTTGTCTGCGCTTAAGACGCGACAAGGCGAGTACACGGGTGATTCGCAAGACACGCAGATGCTCGCGCAAATGGATAATCACATTTGCCAGTTGATTCCATACCGCAGCGAGCGTCGCGCGTGGCTCATTTTCGAGGCGTCCGTCAAGGCCGCACGCGCAATGTGTCAGCGCCTTAACGAGTGGGGCATTCGCGCCGGCCTGGTTATAGGTGACATGCCGGACGCCGAGCGAACACGTAATATCGAGGCATTCCGCCGCGGCGAACTGCAGGCGATCGTCAACAAAGATGTGCTGACAACGGGGTTTGATAATCCACGCGTCGACTTGCTCGCCATGCGCTTCGCCACCAAGAGCCTCGGAAAATATATTCAAGTGTGCGGTCGGCTCTTGCGCACCGTTGGTGGCAACATCGAGTCGTCGATCGCCGCCGGCAAGTCTGATGGTCTACTTTTTGACTGGGGCGGGAACATTTCGACTCACGGCCCACTTGACTTCATCCGTCCCCGCGAAACCAAAGCGCGGTTGGTCTCCTGCGACGAGTGCGGCACGCGCAACGCTGCCGCCGCGGCGCGCTGCTGGAAATGCGACGCGGTGATGACCAAGAATTGTCCGGCGTGCCTGGTCCCCGTCGCTAAGGGCACGCTGGACTGTCCGCATTGCGCGTTCGACATGCGGTCGGAACGCTCCGAGCCGACCACTGCGAAGTTGTTCGACGTGCCGTCGGGCGCGGCGCTGATTGCGTCGTGGAAGGGTGGCACCGATAGGTCGGGCGGGTGGCAGGCGATTCGGCGCGTGTGGGAGCAGGACGGCGCGGTTGTTGCGGATGGCGTTGCCTTGGCGGCGGGGCTGGCGGAGCGCGTGCGAGAGGCGCGGTGGATCCGTGCGGACGGCTCGGCCATTCTGTTGCCGAATGGTGCTTCGCGGACCAGCGCGAGGCAGGTCACGGCGGACGGGGCGGAGATTATTGTCCCGTTGCCTGCCGCTGCAAATAGCGGTTGACAGTGCGTTGTGACGGTGTATTGTTGTGGCGAATATCCACGGGAATTATAACATGACGGATGGGTCAAACGATAGGTGGCAGCCGCCGGAAACGGCTCCAAAGAACGGCAACGCGTTCCTCATAACCACAGCAGGCCCGCAGATCGATATGTGTTGGTGGGATGGCGAATGCTTTCGCGACTATCACTTCAAGCAGCGTATCCCGCATCAATGGCCGTACATGACTGCGTGGCGGCCTCTGCCGACGTCGGCCAAGGTTTGTAATTCTGAGGCTGCGAGTCGTACAGCGAACGGCTGGTGATGACCACCCGCGACACCATCCTCGCCCTCTCCGACGCCGGCCATTCCCCCGCCGCCATCGCCACCCGCCTCGCCACGTCCCTATCCACGGTCTACACTACCCTGCGGCGCCATCGACCCGATCGGCCCCGCGCGCCGCGACCAAGGGGCAGCGATGTGGCGATCCTGGTGGCTGGGCTGTTGCGCGAGGGAATCGAACCGGCGCGCGTGGCGGAGCTGGCGCGGTGCAGTCGGGCGTGGGTATATAAGGTGCAGCAACGTGGGAGCGAGTGATGCGGTGTCTCCACTGTGGTCACGACAACGGCCCGACACCATATCTACAACCGGTTTACCGGGAAACTGCCACCAGTGCGTTTGCCGTCGACGCGCCGGCCGACCCGCAGCCGTTCTACGCTCGGTGGGCGTGTGAAAAGTGCGGTCGCTATCATTTCCCGGACGGTACGCTCTACAGCAATCCGTTCAAGACGTAACGGTTGACTCGCGATTTCCGTTGACAATACTCCGTTCTTGGCTTATTGTCACGCCATGCCACAGCCCGACGAACTGACCATCTACATCGAAGGCCGCAACACGGTCGCCAAATCCCACCTCGCCGAGACGCTGCAGGACATCTTCCTGACCCTCGGCTACCAGGTCGCACCGGATCCGAACCACGGTTACTTCACGCCGGCTGGTCACCGCGTCGGCCCCAAGGACATGCCGCCGATCTGCATCGTCGAGTACGACGAGGCGGTTGAGCAATCCATAGAGGCAGAGGAACAGGCCGCTCGTGCCGACAGGAGCGTTCAATAATGTGCGTCGTGTCAATGGTCGGTGACCACTACCGCGATATGTGGACACCCGCGCCGTGGTTCGAACCAACCACAAAGCCTGTGCAGCCGTTCAAGGTCATGCCGATCGGTGAGCCTGTCATATCCCGCGCCGAATTCGAGGAACTGAAACGTCAGGTTCTCGAAATGAAGGAACTGCTCAAGCGCGCCAAGGAATACGACGAGCGCAACGGCGAGCCGGAATGCGAGATCGACGAGAAGATGCAGATTCTTCGCAAGGTCGCGCAACTCGTCGGCGTTGACTTGGACGACGTGATTGGAAAGGGCGCCCGTGCCGTACAGTGAAATTCCCGACCTCCTTTCCCGCGCCGGCGCCAATGCGCTCTGCCGCACGATCGCCGCGTATTGGGCGAAGCGAGGCCACCAGGTTCGCGTCGAGCCGGTCGAGTTCGGCGAGGACTCGTGGGGCGTGCGGTCGAATTTGGTCAATGGGCTGCCAAGCAACAGGAGCCAGCGATGAGCGACGTCGAACTGATGAGCCTTGTTGGCGAGCACGTTCTGGACGCGGTTGATACGTTCGTCGAAAAGGTAAAGATGTATGAATGGCGTGATGATTTAGAGGACGCGAACTGCATCCGCTTTCGACTCGACGGCGTCGTCTATACCGCCACGGAGGATCCGAGCGACGGCTACCGAAGTTATCTCGGCAAACTGTTCGTCTCTCCGACCGACGAATTGCGCAACGTGTTCCAGCCCTGCCGCGTGCTGGTCCGTAAGAAACCCGACGACCGATACGGTAACACGAACGACACTCTCGAAATGATCGACGTGGTGACCGGCAAGACGGTTTTGGAAGTCGGAACCGACAACTCCGACGACTACTATCCATCGTTCGTGAGCGCGTTCTGGCCAGAGCACATGGCGGCCAATCAGGGGCGGCCATGATTTCCCTCTGGATCGCGTCTGCCGTTTGGCACGATTTCGGCACGCCCGATGCGTGGTGGTGGATTCCTTTCGCCATCACGTCGACGCTGGCGATAGTCGTTGAGGCAATCGTCTACATCGCGGCGGCTACGGCGCGCATGCCATGATCGCCGACATCCGCAACCCCTGGATTCGCCGGCCGCTCGCTGTCGTTGGCGCGTTCCTGTACGTGCCCGCGGTGATGATCCTTGGCGCGATGGTCGCGGTCGATGACGCCTGGCCGGACGTTGTGGCGGCGTGGCGGGGGCCGCGACGATGAGCAAGCCCAACCCCGAACTCGACGCCCTGGTCAAAGCGGCAGTCGATCGGTTCAACGCACTATCGCCGGCGGAACAGGCAGCACATCGTCGCGCTCAACGCCGATCATGGGTCATCGGCGAGATGGGCATCGAGCACCCCGAAATGTCGCGCGAGGAGATCGAGCGGCTGGTGGATGCGGTTGTCGGTTGACAATCCTCCCATCTTCGTGTATTATCCACCTCGCAAATACCTTTCCGCCCGGCGCCAACCCGGCGGAGCCGACAAGCCCGATAGCCATAAGGCATTGAAATCAGGGGCTTTTGTCGTACCGGCGGGGCGTCGGACGGAAGGGCACTACCCACCTCGCGTGACGTCCCGTGGCGGGGACTGTTCGGGTAGATAGCGCGGGGTTTGATCGCCTCATTCGCAAGGTGCTGATCCGCCGGCTCGGACCCGACGGGGAGCCTGCCAGCGAGCATCAGGTACGCCGAAGGCGAGAGGGTTACTTTTAGCTGCAGCAAATGAAGTGGCGGAACACACAGCGGCGCAAAAGCGGTTCATAGTTCTCCGCCTCGCCGCGTTCGATACGCCGCGGGTGATTTGTGACGCGTTCAGGATGCGCTTTCCTGACACCGCCTGCACCGAGGACGACGTCAACGCATGCCACCCGCGCGTGGCGCTGTTGCCGCCCGGATTGGCCGACGAATTCTATACCGAGCGTCGGCGCCTGCTTGGCCCCGATGCTGACCTGGCCGAAGTCGCGCCGTTCGCCGAGCAAAAGGCCCGCCTGATCGCACTGAGCCAGCAGGCCGAATGGTACGCCGGCAATAACCAGCCCGCCGAGGCCCGCGCCGTGATGCGCCAGATCGCCGAGGAACAGGGCGCGATTGGCAAGGGCGCTGTGCCCAAGGCACCGGCCGATCCCGGTCAACCGATTACTGCAATTGTGCGGACTGTAATTGATCCTGGACATCCAGACGCCACGGGCGTTCCTGCCCCTGCTGAACCCGAGTCGGTATAAGGGTGCACACGGCGGTCGAGGGTCAGGCAAGTCGCACTTTTTCGCCGAGATGTTGGTGGAAAAGGCGCTGGTGCAGCCGGGTCTACGCGCGGTTTGCATTCGTGAAGTTCAAAAGTCGCTGGCGCAATCGGCCAAGCGCACGATTGAGTTGAAGATACAGAAACTTGGCGTCGGCAATAAATTCGACGTCCAGAAGGCGGAGATCAAGACACCCGGCGACGGTCTTATCATTTTCCAGGGTATGCAAAATCATACTGCGGAATCGATTAAGTCGCTGGAAGGTTACGACGTAGCGTGGGTCGAGGAAGCGCAGACGCTTTCCAAAACGTCGCTGCGGATGCTGCGGCCGACTCTCCGCAAGCCAAACTCCGAATTATGGTTCTCGTGGAACCCAAAGAGTCCAAAGGATCCGGTCGACGCGTTGTTGCGTGGACCTGAGTTGCCGCCACGCAGTACGGTCGTGCGCGCCAACTGGCAAGACAATCCTTGGTTTCACGAGACGGAACTGGTTGAGGAAAAGGATTTCGACCAGCGCCGCGACAAGGAAAACTACGCGCACATCTGGCTCGGCGATTACGAGCAAAAGTCGGAAGCGCGAGTATTCAAGAACTGGAAGATCGAATGGTTCGAGCCGCCGAAGGCGGGGACCATTCTGTACGGCGGCGCCGATTGGGGCTTTTCGGTCGACCCGACGGTTCTTGTGGTCTGCTTTATCGAAGGTCGCACGCTCTACGTTTGGCGTGAAGCATGGGCGCTCGGGTGCGGCATAAATCAGACGCCGCGGCTTTTCGACAAGGTCGACCCGGCGTGGAGTGAGCAAAAGGCCGTTGACCCGAATTGGAAATCGCTAATCCGGCGCGTCCCGATTCGAGCAGATAGCGCCAGACCCGAAACGATTTCGTACATGCGGGATGCCGGATTTCCGCTGATGCGATCGGCTCTGAAAGGTGCCGGATCGGTTGAGGACGGCATCGAGTTCTTGAAGTCATACGACATTGTTGTGCATCCGGATTGCCGACACGTCGGGGATGAACTCGCAAGTTACACGTACAAAATCGACCCGAAAACAGACGAGATCACGTCCATTCTCGACGACAAGAAAAACCACACCATCGACTCGCTGCGCTACGCGCTTGAAGCGGTGCGGCACGGTAAGCCAACAGCGCAGTTCGGCGTATATCAAGGACACTAATGGCCGCTCCGAAGCCAGATACCCCGAGTTCGGCTTATACGGCGATGGAGCCGTATTGGGACATGGTCGACGCCATTCTCGGCGGCGCTGCGACCATGCGTGCGGCCGGGCAAAAGTATCTGCCCAAATTTCAGAACGAGACGGCCGAGGATTACGAATTCCGGCGAAAGAACGCCAAGTTTACGAACGTCTTCCGCGACATCGTCGAGAACCTGGCAGCCAAGCCGTTCACCGAGGAGATGGGCGTCACCGAGGACAGCGCGTCCCCGCGGGTGACGGAGCTGGTCGAGGACATCGACGGCAAGGGCAACCACCTCCACGTCTTTGCGCAGTCGACGTTCTTTAACGGTATCTCGCACGCGATCACTTGGATCCTGGTCGACTACACCAAGGACGTGCCGGCGCAGGCAACGATTGCCGACGAAAAGGCAATTGGCGCTCGCCCCTATTGGGTTCACATCCCGGCGAAGCGCGTCATTGCGGTCTATAGCGACATCGTCGGCGGTGTCGAGATTCTGACGCACGTCCGCATTCGCGAGGATGTGGTTGAGCGCGACGGGTTCGGCGAAGTCACGTTCAAGCGCGTGCGCGTGTTCAACCGCGCGCCACTCGCGGGCGGCGGATACGCTGACGCGACGTGGCAGTTGTTCGAGGAGCAACAGGGCGACGCCAACGTCGGCCGCATTTGGGTCGAGATCGAATCCGGCCCGGTGACGATCGGCGTTATCCCGCTTGTGCCGTTTACGACCGGTCGCCACTGCGGTTCGCCTTGGCAACTTGTGCCGTCGATGCAGGACGCGGCCGACCTGCAGATCGAACTTTTCCAGCAGGAAAGCGGGCTTAAATCGATCAAGGAAGCGACCGCGTTTCCGATGTTGTCGGGCGACGGCGTGACACCCGAGACCGGCCCGGACGGTTTCCCGCTTCCGGTCAAGTTGGGTCCGAAGGCTGTCTTGTACGCCGTCCCGTCGGGGAGCGGCGGTCACGGCATTTCGCATTGGGGATTCATTGAACCGTCCGCCACGTCGCTGCGGTTCCTGGCCGACGATATCAAAGAGACGATTCAGAACCTTCGCGAGTTGGGGCGCCAGCCGCTCACCGCGCAGACCGGCAATCTGACCGTCATCACGACGGCGTTCGCCGCGCAAAAGGGCAACTCTGCCATCCAGGCTTGGGCGATCAATCTCAAGGATGCGCTGGAAAAGGCGCTCGCGCTTACGGCGATGTGGTTGAAGGAAGACCAGCGCGCCAAGGTCACGATCAACACCGACTTCGACGTTGGCTTGGAAGACGACAAGAGCCAGCCGACTTTGCTGGCCATGCGCGCGTCCGGCGACCTGTCGCAGCGCACATTTTGGCACGAAATGCGTCGGCGCGGAATTCTCTCGCCTGAGTTCGACGTCGACACCGAGGACGAACGTCTCCTGGATGAATTGCCGGGTGACGTCGAGGAGGCACCGGAAGTCGGTACGCCCCAACAGATTCCGGGGGCACCCGCTCCCGGTGTTCCTGCCCCAACGCGGATGCAAGGGGCGCAATAGGTCGGATGACCAAGGAGTTTAGATGAAGCTCAAGACCCTGGAAGTTGACGGCAAGACCTACGCCGAAGTGCAGGATGGCAAGCCGGTGTATCTCGCCGATGACGGAAAGACGATCGCCTTCGACGCGCCCACGACCGTTGCGACCATTTCGCGGTTGAACGGCGAGGCGAAATCGCACCGTGAAGCGAAGGAAGCCGCCGAGGCCAAACTGAAAGCGTTCGACGGAATTACCGACGCCGAGGCCGCGCGCAAGGCGCTGGAGATCACCGCCAATCTGGACTCCGGTCAGCTCGTTGCCGCAGGCAAGGTCGACGAGATCAAGGCCGCTGCGAAAAAGGCTGCCGAGGATCAGGTCGCCAACGCCGTCAAGGCCGCCAACGAGCGCGTGAAGGAACTGGAGACCAACTACAACAAGATCCAGAGCGACCTTTACGGCGAGAAGGTCGGCGGCGCGTTCAGCCGCTCCAAGTTCATCGCCGACAAAGTCGCCGTCCCGAGCGATCTGGTGCAGGCCATGTTTGGCCAGCGGTTCAAGGTCGAGGACGGCAAGATCGTCGGCTACGACGCGGCCGGCAACAAACTGTTTTCTCGTTCGAAGCCCGGCGAGATCGCCGACTTCGACGAGTCACTGGAAATGCTTGTCGACTCCTATGCCAATCGCGACGCCATCCTGAAAGGGACCGGGAATTCCGGCAGCGGCACTCGCGAATCCAACGGCACGGGTGGCGGCAAGTCGATGAGCCGCACGGCGTTCGAAGCACTCGATCCGGGCGGCAAGGCGAAGGCGATGGCCGATAAGGTCGCGCTGGTCGACTAGTCGAGCCAACCCCAGCATCGTCCGGTAACGATGCTGCTGACGTGCGTTTGACTTACGTTGAACATAGCGCCGATTTCTGTCTGCGGTCTTGTTCCGGCCAATTCTCGAATGCGGAGAACGTCGGCTTCTGTCAGTTTGTGAGACCCTTGGCGTTCACCGCGGTTCGTAGTTCCGTGTTCGATTTTGTCGGCGTGATTACGAACCGCCGTCGCCCAATAGAGATGTTGCGGATTGACGCACGCCAAGTGTCCTTTGCCGCAGGAATGCGCGGCTTCGTATTTCGGTGGACAAGGACCGTGTGCCAGTTCGCACATCATGTGAGATGCGGTGGTCAGACGACCATTGTCGAAACGATGGACGCGACCATAGCCATCGTCTCCGACGTGGAACGGCCACGTCAGACAGTCGGATGACTGAAATTTGACGTGAGCAAGGAGCCAGTCCTTAGCCGGACTTGCGACTTTGTCGACGCGATGCGGATCGCCGTGCTTTTTCCAACGCTGATAGTGCATTGAGCACATTCCGCGTTTGCCGTTCGCGGCATGAGCAGCGTCGTTCGAGCAGTCGGATACCAAGCAAGGTTTGCTCATGGGGAAACCTGTGAGTCGCTACGGCCCAGGTTTGCGGATGCAACGGGGCGCTCGGATCGGATGATCCACTTACAATACACCTCCGTTCATCACTGTCAACCCTGAAAGGGAAATAAATGGCTTCAAGCAACACTTTGACTGGCATCATCCCGGTCGTCTACGAGGCTCTGAACGTCGTTTCGCGTGAGATGGTCGGCATCATCCCGGCCTGCAAGCGCGATGCGTCCGCCGAACGCGCCGCCGTTGGTCAGACCGTCCGCTCGCCGGTCGGCACCGCCGGCCCGCTGGAAGACATTGTGCCCGGCCAGCTCCCCGCGAATACGGGCGGCACCACGGTCGGCTACAAGGACATCGTCATCACCAAGTCCAAGGCTTCGCCGGTCCTGTGGTCCGGTGAGGAGCAGTTGTCCATCGGCAGTTCGCTGAACCCGGTCATGGTCGACCAGTTCGCCGAGGCGATGCGTAACCTGACGAACGCGATCGAGGCCGACCTGGCCCTGACCGCCGTCACTCACGCCTCGCGCGCCTACGGCACCGCCGGCACCGCGCCGTTCGGCACCGCCGGCGATCTGTCGGACACCGCTGGCGTTCTCCAGATCCTGGAAGCCAACGGCGCCCCGAAGTCGGACCTGCAGCTCGCGCTCGGTTCGGCTGCGATGGCGAACCTCCGCGGCAAGCAGAACGTCTTGTTCAAGGTGAACGAGGCGGGTTCGTCCGACATGCTGCGCAACGGCATGACCGACCGACTGCAGGGCTTCGCGCTCCGCAACTCGGGCGGTTTCGTTTCGCACACTGCCGGCACGGGCAGCGGCTACCTCGTGAACAACGCGGCGGCTGCGGTCGGTGACACCGTGATTCCGGTCGACACCGGCACGGGCACGATCCTGGCGGGCGACGTCATCACGATCGCGGGCGACACCCACAAGTATGTGGTCGTCGGCGCGCTGTCGGGTGGCAACGTCACGATCGCCAAGCCGGGCCTGCTCACCGCGGTCGCCGACAATTCGGCGGTCACGGTCGGCTCGGCCTACTCGCCGAACGTGGCGTTCGCGCGCACTGCGCTCATTCTTGCGGCTCGCGCCCCGGCGCTTCCGCAGGGTGGCGACATGGCGGTCGATCGCACCACGATCACCGACCCGATCACCGGCCTCGTGTTCGAACTGGCGCTCTACAAGATGTATCGCCAGGTCAAATACGAAGTGTCGATGGCGTGGGGCACCGCGTCGTCCAAGGACGAGCACATCGTTACGCTGCTCGGCTAACGGTTGATAATACTCCGGGCCGCCGTATTGTGCGACGGCCCGGTTCCTCTTAACGCGGAGCCGAGTCGATGACGGACAAGACGTTTAACTCCAATGTTGCTGGTGCGACGGACAAACTCGTCGACATGGGCGACGGGACGTTCGCGCATCGGGTGGCTGTTGTTGCCCAAGGCTTTGCAGCAGTTGCATCCTTCGCCCGCCCGAATGACACCACGGCTTATACGGCCAACGATGTCGAAGGCGGTGCGCTTGAATTTGACGGAATCGGGCCATCGGCTGGCGGTCAGGTCATCATCACGACCGCAAAGCTTGAACAGGATGTTTCGGCCGTTCCCTCCGGCGAGACTAGCTTCCGACTCTACCTCTACAGTGTCACGCCTCCGAGCGCATATGCGGACAATGCGGCGTGGGATTTACTGTCCGGTGATCGGGCGTCGTTCGCAGGATATGTCGATCTTGGAACGCCCGTCGATCTCGGCTCGACCTGCTATGTCGAAACGAGCGGCATCAACAAGCAGGTCACGGTTCCTGCGGGCGGCAAGCTATTCGGCTATCTCGTGACGAACGGCGGCTATACGCCTTCGGCTCAGTCCGTGAAGAAGATCACCCTGCATTCGGTGGCCGTGTAATGCGGCCGGCGTTGAGGCAGATATTGTTGGGGTCCATCCCCGGTTGGGTCTCGGCCAAATACGGCTCGCTGGCACCTTTCGTCACCTTCGCCGCGCATGACGATGCCAGGCTCTACTGGGCCAAGGGTTACGGCAATCTTCCTGAGAGTGCCTGCTTCTCCAACACGCGCACCGGGACGCGCTGGTACCAGAACGCTTCGGGCGTCTACGTCTCAGCACCAAGCAACCAGACGCTGGTGATGCCGGATGGGAGCGGGGCACCGCTTCTGCAAAGCATCACCAACAAGTGCACGAACTACAACGCCAATCCGACCGATCTGACGAATATGGCTAAAGGCGGCGATGCTGCTGCTGTCTTGTCAGTTGTAGACGATACTGCAACATTACTAGCATCAGGTCTACAAAACATTGTCACGAGCGGTAAGGTTTATAAGCTCGATAATAGCCTTGGGACAATAGCAGCATATGCGTATTCCTCTGGAGGGACAGGCAACACAAACACGCACGTTTCTTCGGCTTTTGCGTATAAAGTGGGATCACCTCTTGTTTCCATATCGGGTACAGGCTCTTGGTCTGGTGTAGTAGTAGTTACAAGCACAACAAATTATCAACGCTACGGGGTTGCGGGTACACCCGGCTCAACTTCTGATCGATTGCAAATAACAGCGAATGCCGGGGGTGTAGTCTACTTCATCCTCAACTCCCTCGTGGAGAACTCCTTCGACATTCCCAGCCCAGTCGTCACTGCCGGTGCCTCTGCCTCGGTCGGGGCCGACATTCGGCAACTCATCGGGCCTGCGCTCGCGGCTGCACTGGCAGCGAAGGGAGCGTATGTCGAGACGAATGGGGTGGCGGGGGGTACCGGGCCGAGTATGCTCCGATGGAGCAATGTCGCTGGAAACGGTATGTTCTTCGGGGGTACTAATAAAACATCTATATACAATGGCACGACGCAGGTTGACGCCACTATTGGCGGTTCTGGAATATGGTCTGGAATTACTAAATCAGCATTCAAATTTGATGCTGCCTCGTTTGGTGCCGTGGCAAACGGTGGCACACCGTCATATTCGGCTACAAGTTGGGGTTCGGTTACGTATCCCGCCTACCACGGCAACCGCGCAGCAGGTGATCGCGCCCTCAACGGCCTCGCCCGCAAGTTCGCCTTCCTTTCCGTCGATCCGACCACCACAGCGGGGCTCACGTCATGACGCCTCTCTACAAGTTCACCGACGAGGCCAGCGCCAAGTCCGACCCTGCCGTTGGTGCCTTCTTCATCGTGGATACCGATGCGGGCGCATGGCGGGCCGATGTGTGCATCCCGAACGTACAGGTCTGGGACCCATCGCAGGACACGACCGCCGGCGACGGCACCGTGACGCACAGCTATCAGGCCGGCTTCTGGTTCATCCGGATTGCCGGCCCCGCGCTGAATACCGGGGCGCTCTATGCGCTTCCGAGCGAGTGGGTGGCGCAGCCGGACTTTGCGGGGGCGCAGTGAGGACGCTGCTTGCTATGTCGCTCGTGTCGATCCTCGCACCCCCTGCGAACATGTTGCCGTACACGGGGCCTTTGGTGCGGATCGAGCGGCCACTGTGGCAAACCGGACAGATATGCAGATCGCTTGGCATCGAGACGGATCGCACGATCTACGGCTGTCAGGTATGGGGTCAAGGAGGCTGTCTTGAGATCATCGCCTCCGGCCAGCAACGTGAACAGGTTATCCGCCACGAGGATGCCCACTGTAACGGCTGGCGGCATGGCTGACGCCCTCTCCATCAACTTCGCCCTCTGGGGCATGATCGGATGCGCGGTGCCGTCAGCGTCACAAATACCTTACACAAAACTAGGAGCCTCGATGCCCACAGTTCCGATGACCCACATGGATACCGGCAAGACTGCGGATGTTCACCCCGATGAGGTGGTGAATTGGCGCAGCCACGGCTGGCGCGAGTCGGCCCCGGTGCCGCCCCCGCCTCCACCTCCGCCGGCACCGCCGAAGCAGCGCGAGACGTTGACAATCCCCCGCAAGGGTGTATAGTGCTCTTGTTCGTTGCTTCCCTCCCTGCCACCTCTGCCCCGGCGGTCACGTTGCGTCTGTAACCGCCGGGGCGCTTTTGTATTGCAGTGCCCATGTCGCCAGAGCGCGAACAACTCCTGGCGGAACTCAAGCAATTGATTCGGGACGCGATACTGGAGGAGCGCGAGCGGTGTGCGCAGGTCGCCGACGCCGCGCAGGCGAAAGAACTAGCCAAGTGGATTCGACATGGTGACGCTAGTCGTTGAAGACGGCACGGGTATGAGCACCGCCAACGCCATCGTGTCGTTGGCGTTCCTGAAAACGTATTGCAGCGACCGCGGCAAGGATATCTCCACATATTCTGACGATCAGCTAAGTGAAGCGATTGTCCGCGCCAGCCGGTTTCTGGTCGATGCTTTCGTTTATGACGGCCAGAAGGTTAACCGCCGGCTCCAGACCATGCCGTTTCCGCGGTATGCCGTGACGGATCGCGAAGGCTGGCCTGTTCTCCCCAACGAAATCCCCTACGAGTATCAATATGCTTGCTGCGAGGTTGCGCTCGTGGAAGCGGCAACGCCGTTCGCCATGAGTCCGGTCGTCACGCAGTCCGACATCGTCAATAGTGAGGCCATCGGCCCCATTCGTGTCGAATATGCGCTGTTGTTCACTGACCCCTCGGATTACCGACCGGTGCTCGCCGTGGTGCAAGACTTGCTATGGCCGTTCCTGTCGTCAAAGGGCCTGCCCAACCGACTGACCGGCGAAGCGATCCGTGTCTAGTTTCGACTACACGAAGTCCGCCGCGACCGCCACGCGCCTCATTGGCAGGTTTGGGGCTGTCGGCGCCATTCGCCGCTCGGCAACGACCGGCGGCAATGCGTGGGATCCTTCGTCGGGCACCACGACCACGACCGACTATCCCGCGACGATGGTGGTGACCGACTACGCCCAAAAGGACGTCAACGGTACTGTCATCCTCGCCACGGACAAAAAGGTGCTCGTGGCACCGGGTGTTGCCGTGGTGCCAGGCGTCACCGATACGCTCGTGACGCCGGACGGCGCGACCTTGAACATTGTCAACGTGAATCCGCTGAAACCGGCCGGCACCGTGGTCATGTACGAGATTCAGGCGAGGACGGTGTAATGCCCATCGCAATAGGCAGAAAGGCGTTTGCCGCGATATGCGCCGTCGAAGGTTTAGTGCTTTCAGACGACGCTATCGCTCGTCAGCGCGAGTTTGACGACCTGAACCTGTCAAACAACGAGAGGCGTCGTCGCATTCTCAAACATTATCGGAACATCCGATGTCCACACTGATTTCAGCCCACACGAACGGTGACCCGTTGTACCCCGGATACATCAATTTCACGCGGGAGGATGACGGAACCGTTTCTGTCTATCTGCGTGGAAATCCGGAAACTGTGGCAGGCAGATATATTTGCGGCTACGCGCGCGACAAGGGACAGCCGGGGCGCTGTACTCCGGGCGACGATCACTGCAACAACTATTGCAACATGGCTCCGCAAAAAGGGTCGATGCAGGACGCTCCGCGCGATTGTAGTCACGTCAAAGCGGGCGCGAGTACGAAACTCACGCTGTCCGCAGAGGCATACGACGCGTTATTGGCCGAGTTGCTTGGCCTCGTCGGCGGCTAGGCTATGGCGGGCACACTCGACCTCGAACGCCTCGCCGACACATGGGAGCCGCAGATGAAAGCGGCGTTCCTAAGCGCGATCAAGGACAAGATAAAGCGGATCGACATCAACGCGCTCGTGCGTCTGCTGGAAAATGGCGACGTGCCCGGCGCGCTGCGCTTGGTCGGCCTCGAACCGGCAAACTTTTCGGCGTTGGCGCTCGTCCACCAACAGATTTTCAATACGGGCGGGCTTGCGGTGGCCGCCGCGGCGCCGGCGATTGACCAAGCCGCCGGCTACGCGCTGCACGTCCTGTTCGACGTTCGCAACCCGCGCGCCGAGCAGATCATTCGCGACCTATCCGGCAACCTCATCACCGAGATTGTTGACGACCAGCGCGTTGCCATTCGCGGTGCTTTGGAACAGGGCCTTGTGGCCGGCAGTAACCCGCGGACGACTGCGCTCGATCTTATCGGCCGCATTGACCCCGTAACGCGCCAGCGCATCGGCGGCATCATCGGGCTGCACTCAAACCAGATTCAGTGGCTGGAAAACTACAAGGCCAAACTGGCGTCGACTGATCCGGCTGACCTGCGCGCGGCGCTCGATTACGGGCTGCGCGACAAGCGGTTCGACCGCGTTGTTCTGAAAGCTATCGAGGATGGCACGGCCGTTCCGGCGGACATGCAGGTCAAGGCCGGCGTGTCGTTTGCTAACCGTGCTTTGAAATGGCGCGGTGACAACATCGCCCGCACCGAAACGATGCAGGCGCTTGGTGCCGCGCAGACGGAGGCGTACCAGCAGGCGATCGACGACGGGAAAGTCGACGTCGAACTGATTACCCGATTCCCGGTGACGGCCGGCGATGATCGGGTGCGGCCGACGCATCGCGCAGTGCCGGGGATGAACTCCGACGGCCGCAAGTGGAACGAGCCATTTGCCACGCCGTTCGGGCCGCAGATGCATGCCCCGTACCCGTCACAAATAAACTGCCGCTGTTATGAGCGTGTGAAAATCGACTTCATCGGCAAGGCTGTGAATCAGTTCAAGGCGGAGGCGGTAGACGGTGGCGGACAGTAACTTCTCCGCACAGGTATCGGCGTGGGTCGCCAATTCGAAGGCGGCGGCGGAGGCTGTTTTCCACCAAGCCGCGCAGACTGTCGTCGAGGAGATGCAGAAGACGCGCGCCGAGGGCGGCAACATGCCGGTCGACACCGGCTTTTTGCGCGCATCGCTCATGGCGTCGAACGATTCGATGCCGACCATGCGCGACCCGAAACCAGCGAACGCCGCGGCGGGTTCCTTCGCATACAGCGCAGATACCGTGAACCTGGTCATCAATGGCACGCCGCTTGGTGGCAAAGTCTACTGCGGCTATGTGGCGAATTACGCGAATTATGTTGAGATGGGGACTTCGAAAACGCCCGCTCGCCTTTTCGTGACGCTCGCCGCGCAACGGTGGCCGGAAATCGTCAAGAAGGCGGAGGAGGAATTGCTCCAGCGTGCGGGCGGTTCTGCATCTTAGCGACGAGCGCGATCTGGAGCGCGACCAAGGTCAGCCGAGCCGCATCGACGGTGGTCTGCCCGAACCCGGTCAACGCTCGCTCGTCGCCCAACGTCTCCAGCGACTTTTGAATTCGGTTGAAAATATCGAGGTCACTTAGCAATGAGCACGTCCATTGAGGGCAAGATCGTTGACGGCCTGATTACGCAGTTCGGCACGGTCACGTTGCCGAGCGGCACTCAGGTATCGTATCCGAACACGACGTTCACGCCTGACAGCACACATCCTTACGTCCGCCTCGTGGTGGCTAAGAACCAGCCAGTCTCGGGTCGACTCAGCGGCGGCCACGAGCCGATCCGCATGGGCATTCTGCTCGCCACGGTTTGCTGGCCCATTGGCCAAGGCATTGGCGCCGCGTCCGACCTCGCCAACAGCATCCGCAACGCGTTTGCCTTCGGCACCAAGTGGACCTACTCCGGAATCGAATTCCGCATCGTCGACGAGCCGATGGTTCAAGGTGACATCGTGTCCGGTGCGTATGACGAGATCCCCGTGGTCATCCCGTGGAAGGTGTATCCCTAACTGCGCGGCCACGGCTCGATAAAGGGGCGCTGAACGCCCCACGCTGCGAGGGTGCATAGCGACTGCGACTGCATGGTCTGCGCCGCGGCGGTGAAATCAATCGTCACGATGAACTGCGACCGGATGGTTTTCTTATCCTGCGGCCGAACGGTCAGCTCTTGCGCCTGCGAGGACGTGATCTGAAGCCCCGGCACCGCCGGAAGGTGCGCCGCCGCAGCCATGAGGCAGGTTGACCGGTCATCGGCCCACGCCGGCGCGCTCAGCAGACACAAGAGGATAATAAACCGTTTCATACCCCCATTATGGCCATTTTCCGGGCGCGCGGCAAGCCCCCTTGCATTATGCCTCGGGATGGTGTATTGTCAACCCATAGCCCGCCGTGATGGCGCGCGATCCCTTAGACGGAGTTGAATATGTCCGATCTTTTCCCCGTCGCAGGGGCGAAAATCTACATCGGCGGCGTGAAGGCCACGCAGTCTGCCGATTTCGCTGTCGCCGACTTCAACGGACAGAGTTGGGTCGAGGTCGACGGTTGGGAAACCTGTGGCCCGTTCGGCGATACCGCGAACCTCATCACCACGGCGCTCATCAATCGCGATCGTGACCTGAAGCAGAAGGGCACGAAGAACGCCGGCCAGATGAAGAACGTGTTTTCGTTCGTCAATGGCGATGCCGGTCAGGCGGCGCTCAAGGCGGCGCGTGACGCCAAGGACAACTACGCGTTCAAGGTCGTGTGGGACGACTCGCAGGGCACCAACGGCACCACGCATTTCTTCGTCGGCCTCGTGACCGACTACACCCACAACGGCGGCGGCCCGAACACGGTGCGCAACATCAACAGCACCGTCGAGATCAACAGCAACATCGCAGAACTGGCGGCGGCGTAACCATGGCGGACATCGCAATCACTGCCGCGAACGTAGCAGCGGGCACCGGAGCGAACGTCGATCGCTCCGGTGTCGCCGGCGCCACCATCACGCAGGGTCAGGCCGTCTACAAGGACGCCGCGACGAGCACCTACAAACTGTCCGACTCGAACGGCACCGGCACGCGCCAGGTCGACGGCTTCGCGCTCAACTCCGCCAGTTCCGGTCAGCCCATCGCCGTGGTCAAGGGCGGTGACACGACCATCGGCGGCACGCTGACCGCCGGCGTCCCCTACTTCCTGTCCGGCACGCCCGGCGCAATTTGTCCCGAGGCGGACGTCGTGACCGGGATGCAGAAGATCCAGGTCGGCATCGCGAAGTCGACCACGCTCCTGCACGTCTCGATCCAGGACACCGGCGTCACGCTCTAACCCCACAGGTGTTGTTTGGTTGATCTCTCCGAGTTTGATACGCTCGCGTCCACGCAGGAAGCCGGAATCGATATCGACATCAAAGGCCCGGATCGTCGCACCCCGCTCGGGTTTACGATCCGGGTTGCCGGTCCAGACAGCGATCGGCAGAAAGCGGCATATCGCGACATCACCAACGCCCGCCTCGCCGCCGAAGATGCCGCGCCCATGAGCGCCGCGGACATTGAAAAGAACATCGTCACCGTTCTCTCGCGCGCCACGATTTCGTGGACGCCGAACCCCAAGTTCGGTGGCGAGGAAAAGGAGTGCACGGTCGATAACGTCGCCGCCGTCTACAAGGCATACCCGTTCATTCTGGAACAGGTGCGTGCCAAGGCCGAGAACCGCGCGGCTTTTACCAAAGGCTCGGTCGCGCCCTCTGCCGAGCAATAGAGCAACGGCATTCGCGGATACCCGCAGCGGCCGAGAGGGTATGGCGAGCGTTCTGGCAAATTGAACGTCGCGGCCGTTCCGGCAACGGCTACTCCGCGCTTCCTATAAGCCACACCGAAATCGACGCCTGGTGCCGCCTGAGAAACGAGCGGCTTGCCACATGGGAACTGGACTTGCTCGACCTCATGGAGAGCAAGCGGCTGGATATGTTGAACAGTCCGCCAGAACCGACGCCCGAACCAATCACCCCCGCGCTTTTCAGGTCGATGTTTAGCCGCACATGAGCGACGCGACACTCGGAATCGTCATCGACTCATCCGGCGCCCAAAAGGCGACGGTTGACTTGGATAAGTTTGCCGCGTCCGCAGGCAAGGCCGAGTCCGCCGCGACCAAGATGGGCGGTAGTGCGTCGAGTGTTGCCGAGCGCGACCTTGGCAAAATGTCTGAAGTCCTTGGCGTATTGGAAGCGCGCGCCACGGGCATGGCCAGTAACTTCGGCATCATGGGTTCGCTGCTGACGGTCATGGGACCGGAGGGAATTGCTGCCGCAGCCGGTGTCGGTGCCATCGTCGTTGCGATCGACAAGATGATCGAGTCCGCTAACCGGATGGGCGAACTCGCCCAAAGTCTGACGAATATCGCCGATACTGCCGGCATCACGACCACGCAACTGCAGGGGTTGCAGATCGCAGGCGACCGCGTCGGCATTTCGTCGGAGATGATGACGCAAAGCCTGGACATGTTCACCGTGTCGGTTGAGCAGTTGCGACAGGGCACCGGCCCGCTCTACACCGAACTGAGCAAGATCAGTCCGACGCTTGTCAGTCAGTTGTCCGCGACCAAGGACACGACGACTGCGTGGAATTTGCTTGCGCAGGCATATCATAACGCCGACCAGGAACAGAAAAACATAATTGCCCGCTCGGCGAGCGGCGGTCGCAACGGCATTGCTGTCGGTCGCGTGCTCGACTCGACCGCTACGGCTGGCGGCATGAATGGGCTGGTGGATGGACTTAATCAGGCTGACATCCTGACGCAGCAGCAGGTCCAGCAATGGAACGATTTGAAAATCGAAATCGACGAAGCGTCGACTCTCGCCAAGAATAACTTTGCGTCGATATTTACGTCGGAAGTGCTGGAGGATGAGAAGCAGTTCTACGATACGTTGCTCGATATTTCGCGCACGCTGAAGGAGTGGTCCGGTAACGGGGTCTTTACGGCGATTGCAAACGCCTTCCGCATGGCGAGCGCAATCCCCGGCATGAACAACGTCCACGCGCCGACCGCCGCGTCGAAGATCAACGACATGGTCGGGCCGGTGCCGGCGTATCCGCCCGCTACGAGTGGATTGGATGCGCCTGCGCCTGGACCTACTGCGCAAGTTACCGCCGCTCAAGCCGCTGCGCTTGTCTCCGCACTCGGCTCCGGTGCCACGGTTGCCGACAAGCTAACCGCGTCCCTCAAGAAACTTGATGCCGAAAACGCGAACAACGCATTCGGTACGCAGGGTAGTACGGAAGCGATCAATAATTTTAATCGCGCCGTAAGCGCCGTCAATCTCGACGCGGCGATCCAGCAGATCGGCCTTTACGTTGGTGCGCTTGGCCCGCTCGCGACCATCTCCGACATGGTCACGCAGAAAATGGACCAGGTCGCCAAGGCGCAACAGCAAGGCGCCGGACTGACTGGCGCGCAGGTCGCCGCGATCCAGAAATACACTTACGAAACGCAGCTCGGCATCACGGCGATCGACAAGTCGGCCGACTCCTACACCATCCAGGCCGCCACGGTCGACATGGCGACGGGTAAGGCAGCCTCGTATGCCGCGGTGATGGCCAAGGTCTACGAGAACATCCGCCTTGGCCATCCTCTGACGCAACAGCAGACCGCCGATTTGCTGGCGTCTGCCGATGCAATGGGCAAGCAGGCGCAGGCAGCGGAGCGTGCGAACGTCAATTCGAGCATCAATTTTGGCAGGCAGACCGCGTTTCTAACGCCGGAAGACGTGCAGATCGCACAGCAGTTAAAGGGTCTGTACGGAAACGATGTTCCTGCCGCATTGGCCAGTTCGGAAGCGCAGGCGATCCGTCTGAATAATGCGTTCGCCGGCCTGGCTAACACCGCCCAAGACGCGCTGCACGGCTTCGCGACCGACATGCGGACCCAACTGCAGGCGGGCGCGACGGCGTGGCAAGCGTTTGAGACGGCCGGCTCCAATGCGCTGAACAAGATCGCCGACAAGTTGATGAACATGGCGATCGATAATCTGTGGGGCAAAGCCTTCGGCGGTGGCGGCGGCTTGCTTGGGTTGCTCGGAATTGGTGGCAGCGGTTCCGGCACCGGCTTCCAAGGCGCAACCGGTGACGCTGGCAATTTTCAATGGGCTTCCGCCAACGGCAATGTGTTCGCCGGTCGCGGTATCAGCGCCTATTCCGGTCAGATCGTCAGCAGCCCGACGCTGTTCTCCGCCGGTAACGGCCCGATGAAGTTCGCGGACGGTGCTGGTTTGATGGGCGAGGCTGGCCCGGAAGCGGTCATGCCGCTTACTCGCACCAAGAACGGCAAGCTCGGCGTCGCCACATCAAGCGGCAGCCAACCGACCGTGGTCAACGTCGCCCCGCAGTACGTGTTCAACAACGCCGACCCGAACGTCGAGGCGCGGTTGCGTCAGCAGATCGCACAGAGCGCGGCTGACACGCAGCAAAAGACCGTCGCCGCTGTCCAGAAGCTTAGCCAGAACTCGCCCGGCAATTACTTGCCGCCGAAACGGTAGCGATGACCACGATCTACGACTTTCCCGCCGCCTGGTACGATTGGGGACTTGCCGTCCCCGGTAAGTATCGGCTGCGCTCAATGTCGCAGGTTGCCAATCGCCCGTGGCAAGGCGCGGTAAGCATCAAGGGTCCGCACGCGCAGTTGTGGATGGTCGACATGACCACGGCGCCGCTGCAGGATCCCAATCGGCAAGACGCCGAGGCGTTCTTTTCGCGATTGCGCGGTCGCGCCGGACTGTTGCGCTTTGCCGACCCGACCAAGTTGGACTGCTGGTACAATCGCAACACAGCACCTGCAAGCAGCCGGTTCAGCGACGGCACGCTCTTTTCGGACAGCACAGGCTTCGTCGATGGGCTGATGCCGCCGACGGTCTACGTCGCGCAGGTCGCCGCCAAGGGCAGCCGCTATCTGGTCTTGAAAGGCTTTCCGGCCTCCGTGGTCAATGCGCTGCGCCGCGGCGATCCGCTGGAGATCAAGCCGAACGGAGTGCCGGCCGGTTTTCCGCACCGCTACCACGCGATGATCGGTGGCAATACGGACGCATCCGGTCAGATCGGTATTCAGATTGAACCCCCTTTGCGCGCCGGCGTGTCGGTCGGCGACACGGTTTCGTTACGCACCGCGGCGTCGGTGTTTCGGCTGACGACGGACGACTCGGGCGAAATGGAATTTGCAGCCGGATTCATGGGGTCGATTTCCTTTTCGCTCGTCGAGGCGCTGGATTTGGTGCCGTGAGTCGTCCCGTCACCGAGCGTATGGCGCAGGCGTTGAAGCAAGGCGCACCGCGCGTCCTGTTCGTTGAAGTCGATCACCCGAGCGGCACCGGCTATTTCTGCTCGAACGTCGGTTCGCTGACCTGGAATGGTCACACTTGGGTAGGCGTCGGGCCACTCGGCAGCGTGACGCCGGTCAAGCAGTCGAGCCAGATCGAAGCGCAGGACATCACGTTCGCGCTTAGCGGCGTTGACGCCGACATTCTGGCCAAGTTGGCAGACGACGTTCACAACCGCGCTGGCCTCGTGTGGCTCGGCTGCTTGGATGACAACGGCAATATCGTCGCCGATCCGGTGCAGTTGGTCGACTCCGAACTCGATACGCAATCGTTCGTGCTCGCCGACGATGGCACCGCGACCATCAACATCGTGGCGCACACAGGCTTTTACATCCTCGACCGCGCCGTCGAGGAAGCGTGGACGCCGGAGAATCAGCACTGGAAATTTCCGGGCGATACCGGCCTCGACATGATTCCGGCATTGGTGAACCAAAACTTGCAGTGGACCCCGACTTGACGCGAGCCGCCTTAGAGAAAGCAGTTTTGGCCGGCATGGATCGCGCCGGGCGATCGGTCATGCGTTGGGGCGTGGACGATTGCGCGCTGTGGGCTGCGGACATCGTCAAGGATGCGTTGGGATACGACCCGGTCGCTGCGTATAGGGGCCGGTATCACTCCCGCTTCGGCGCGCTGCGTTACATCTCCGCCAACGGCGGGATGCAGGGATTGCTCCAAGGCGCAGCGCGTCGGCACGGCTGGAAGCGTATCGACCCGCGATGGGCGAAGCCCGGCGACGTGGGGTTGGTGTGGACGATCACCGAAGGCGCGGCGGTTCAGGCCACCGCCATTTGCCGGGCGCGCGACTGGTTCGTTGCCCGCAACGAGCGCGGCTTTACAACGGTGCAGGCCGAGAACGTGCCGATTGCGTGGTCGGTGCTCAATGACGCAGAACAACCGCCGGTTCACGGACCCGCCATGAAGATGGGCGGCGTCGCACCGACTTACGCCGCGAATTACGATCCGGTCACCATCGGTGTTGCCATCTTGGCGGTGGTCGGCGTGACTGGCGCGTCTACATTCGTCGCTGGTGCAGTCGGTTTCGTGGCGCTTTCGGTTCTCTCTGTCGGCTTCTCGCTCGCGGCATCATTCCTCCAGCCGCACACAGGCTTGGGATCTCTTGGTAGCGATTCGTCGCTATCCAGCGGTAGCAGCGGCGTCCTCGGCGGTCAGAGTACGCAAGCGTCGGTGCAGGTCACCGAACGCCAGTCGCTTCCGTATAAGCGCATCATCGTTGGTAATGCCTACGTTGGCGGCGCGCTCTTTTTCGAACAGGTGACGCCGCCGTATCTGACGCACGGCATTTTGATTAATGACGGAGAAATTTCCGCCGTTCGCAGCATCACCATTGGCACCGACACGCTTCTATTTTCGGACCTGGCGCCGAACTCGATTCAAACGCCACTGTCTTCACCCGGACAGCCGAACTATCCCGGCAACATGCGGGTGTCGCTGCGATTCGGTGCTGTCGATCAAGACGCCGACCCGCTCATTTTGGCGCGGTATCCGAACGTCAGCCTCTCGCTAGTTTCGTTCGCCAACGCTTCCGTCATCGGTACGATGACCAATGGTGCTGCGGCGCTCAACGAAACGATCAAAGTCGCGCTGCAAAGCGCGTCCTACGAAGGCACCGGAAATCTGACCGCAGTAGTTGGCGCTGACCTCGGCTCCGGGCATTCGGTGACGGCTACCGGCTTCTGTGTGACAGCGCCAACCGACGCCGCCTTATCCAGTGCAAGTGTTATCGTCCGTTTGAGGGCTTCGAACGACAACTCGACGTGGACCGACCTTTACGTCAGCGTAGCCGCTAGCTATTCGGCGAACGCGGCTTTTACCGGCACATTCAGCAACTCCACAGCGTATCGCTATTACGAAGTCAGCATCGAGGAGCAGAACGGGGACGCCGGCACGCATTCGATCTTTGTGGCTAGTTTCACGCTTTACACCGGATCGTCGACCACGATTTTCCGCCAGCGCGGAATTGCCACGTATGTCGGCGAGTACAATTTCGGCGGCTCGACGCAAGATGCATTCAACGCCCTGTGGGGACAGGTTGCGCGCCCCGATCCGTACCTGTCGGTGGACGGGGTCAAGGTCTATGACCCGCGCGATCCGCAGCAACTGCTTGACGACGAAACGACGTGGAAGTGGTCCAATAACGCCTCTCTCGTGCAGGCGTGGTATCTGACGCGCGAATTCGGCGGTCGTATCCCGAAAGACAAGATCGATTGGGACCGCGTAGCAGACGCAGCCACATATGACGATGAACTGGTCGGCTGCGCAGATGGCACGCTTATCAAGCGATACACCATCGACGGCGCGATCATTCTGAACGAAAAGCCGTATAGCGTGCTGCCGCGACTGCTCAGTGCGAACCGCGGTTACGTGCTGATGAGCGGCGGCAAGGTGTGGGTTTCGTCGTCGCGGCCAAAGACGCCGACGTTCACCATTCACGACGGCATCATTGCCGGCGGGTTCACGTACCAGGCGGCGAAGGCCAAGCGCGACCTCATCAATCGCGCGCAAGTCGTCTTTGTGGCCGAGGAGCAGAATTACCAGACCGTCAACGGCCCGATCCTTGACCGCTACGATCTTCAGGCGACGGACGGAGAGGTTTTGCCGGGCACACTGTCGCTGGATTTCACCCGTGACTATCGCCGCGCCGAACGGTTGCTCAAGGCGTATGTCGACAGCTCGCGCCTTGGTAAAACGATCACCGTTCCCGTTGACGCGAACATTCTCGCAGTCGCGGCGGACGAACTCATCGGATCGGTTGGGACGTGGGATAGCCAACTATGGCCGATGGCGATCGGCAATTACATGGTGACGGGCGTCGGCTTCTCCGACGATTTTTCGACCGTAACCCTCGCCCTGACCGAATACGACGCCTCGATTGAATCCAACTGGAATCCGAGCGTGGACGAAAAGCCGTTCACGCTTGCTTCCGTGAATGTGGGTTGATAATACACCATGAGCAGCGCATTAGACACAGTCGCGGCATGGCCGGTCGGTAGCGCAGCCGACAAGGCGCTGCAGCGCACAGCCGTCACCAAGCGATTCATTTGGGTCTTCTCGGACACCGAGGATACGCAAAACTTTACTGTCGTCGATCCGGCCGACGGCACGCTGCCGCTCTACATCCAGTGGAAAGGCATTCTTTTCCAGTACGACTCGACCGACACCACGACCGCGCACGACGGCACTACTTGCGCGGTTACGGCGGACGCGAAGCGATACAAGGCCGTTGCCGCAATCCCCACGCCTTACGCTGTGCTCTCGACCACGACGACCACGCAGCCCGTGTCCCCCGTGAGTGGCGATACCTATTACATCCCGACCGCAGCGACCGGTGCCGATTGGGCGGGCAAGGATGGACAGATCGGCGTCTATCTCGCCCGCGGTTGGGTTTTCCAGGCGGTTCGCATCGGACAATTCGTCTACGACGAGTCCACCGACACCTATTACCACAAGACGTCGGGCGGAACGCTTACCGCCGGGTTCGGTTCGCAAGCTTTGACGACAGGGTCGGTGCTTCCGTCTGCCATGTCCGGCGGCGGTGCGAAAGTGCGCTGGATAATCGAGAATCAGACGACAAACGCGCCGCCGGTCTCTCCGACTGCAAACGTCGAGTACATCGTCGGCTCATCGCCGACCGGCGCGTGGGCTGGCAAGGCCGCACAGATCGCGCGCTACGAGAGCGGTGCGTGGGTCTACTACGTGCCGACGAACGGCTGGAAAGCGTACGACAAGGCGCAGAACGCGGACATCGTTTTCAACGGATCGTCGTGGAATAAGGCGTCCGGCGAATTTAAAATCAAATTCACACAATTTCTATCCACGGGTAATTTCGTCCACGACGCGAATTGCTTCGGCGTCAAAGTCTATCTGATCGGCGGCGGCGGCGGCGGCGGTGGCAGCAGTCCCGGCGGGTCGGGTGGACCGACAACCTTCGGCACGCATCTGACGGCTGAAGGCGGCCATGCGGGCGATGTCGCCGCCGCCGGCGCGGCCGGTGGCTTGACTACAGGCATGGAGGATTTCGGCTCCGCCGCAGGGTCCGGTACGAGCGGTGGTCATTCCGGCGGACCTTTCGGCTCTGCGGCTTCCCCCGGTCGCAATCTCGGTAGAGGCGGCAACGGCAGCGGCGGTGACGGCGCCGGTGCCGGCGGCTCCGGTGCCGGATGGGTCGACGTAGCCGATCTTTCGGCCACCGAGCCAGTGACGATTGGAATCGGCGGCACATCCCCTGTCGGCGGCAACGGCACGACAGGCGGCGCCTTCATCGAGGAATATATCCGCGTCTAGCGGTTGATAATACTCGTCTTTAGTGGAGAATATACGTGGCCACCGATCACCCCATCAATAGCGTTTTTGTCGACGGCACTGCCAACAGCAAGGCAGACGACCGGTCCTACTTCAAAGGCCGGGTGCGCCTGCGCGTGGCGAACGCTGACGAGGTGCGCAGTCACGACTACTCCGATGCCTTCGGCGTGGACATTGCAGGTCAGGGCTTCGACGCCGATCTGAGCGACACGACCACCGCGGACGACGGGTTGAGCTGCATCGTCGATTCGGTCGGCACGCGCTTCAAGCGCAACACGACCATTCCCGCCCCGACCGTTGGCAGCCTCGGCGGTGTGTTCTCCAGCGTCGCGGTGTCGCATCAGTTCCTGACCGGCGTCGGCACGGATGGCAATGTCACCCGCGCGCAGCCAGCCGTCGCCGATCTTTCGGACGGATCGAGCGGCACAGGTGCGGTCGTGCTCGTGACCGGCGCGACTCTGGTCACGCCCACCTTGGGCGTCGCGACTGCCACCTCGATCAATAAGGTCGCCATCACCGCGCCGGCGACGGGCGCGACGCTGACCATTCCCGACGGCGTGACGCTGACCGGCCCGGCCGCGTCCGGCACGGCGATGACGCTCGGTAACGTCGAGACGGTCACCGGCGCGAAGTCGTTCAACAGCGGCACCGTTATCCACAAAGGGTCCAGTTCCGGCACGACCACCGTGCAGGCTTCTGCAGCGGCGTCGGGCGTACTCACGCTTCCGGCGGCTACCGACACGCTGGTCGGCCGCGCTACGACCGATACGCTCACCAATAAGACGCTGACCGCTCCGACCATCAATGGCGGTACTGCAACAGGTCTGACGGGCCTCGCCATACGCAACGCCGGCACGGGCGCGTTCGACCTGACCGTGACTGCGAATGAGACCCTGACCGCCGGCCGCACACTCACTGTCAAGGTCAACGATGCCTCGCGCACGCTGAACATGGGCGGCGACATCACGACCGCGGCGGCATTCACCACTGCGGGTGCCAATGCTCTGACGCTCACGACCACAGGTGCTACGAACGTCACGCTGCCCGCCACGGGTACGCTCGCCACTCTGGCGGGTGCGGAATCGTTGACAAACAAGACCCTGGATAGCGCCACGAGCACGATGAAGCTCAATGGTTCGACCTATTCGACTGCGGCGACGCTCACGGCGTTGCTGCCGGGAATGGTTGGCGACGCCGGATCGGGCGGCACGAAGGGCCTAGCTCCTGCGCCAGGCGCAGGCGATTTCTCCGCCGGCAAGTATCTCGACGCGGGCGGCAACTGGTCCGTTCCTGCGACCAGTGGCGGTGGCGGGATGACGACCACCGAGCGCCAAGATTTCCTGCTCAATTATATCTATCAGGCAAAGCTTTTCGGCACCTATCGTCGTTCCGTCGGTTTGGTTGCCGATGGCTTCATGGACGCCGCTGGCATTGCCACGCTCACAAACGGCACGCGCACATCAACGAACGCGCAGACGAGTTATGTTGCGTCGACCCCGACATTGACGCGGTTTACGACGGCAACGCCATCGACGCCTCTTGGTGGCACGGCAGCGAACATCAACGATAATAACACCAGCACGAATATCTCGCTGACGACCATCGGCGATTTGAGTGCTGCCGGCATCAACTCGCGCATTATGGCGAAACTTGATCTTGGTGCCAATTACACTGTCACGCAGATTGAGGTGAAGCAACTCGCTCGTCCTGCTGGCCCCACCAACGGCATGGGACTTTATTATTCGACTGACGGAACGACCTGGACTGAACTCGGCTCAGACATCACCATTCCGTCATCGGTAACAGATTTTACGCGGACTGGTTCGGTTACCGCTCGGTACGTCGCGGCGGTCTTGTTACAGAACAACTACGGAACGTCCGCCGTTCAATTGTCGGACCTGAACGCATACACGTCACCGGTCAACGACATGACCATCGTGACGACGGCGCAGACTCCGACGAGCGCCGCGGCCAATGCTCGTGTGCTGGTCGAGTATGACAACACGGCAACGCCGACGCTCAACACCGATTTGACCGTCGAGGTGTCATGCAACGGCGGCACGAATTGGGCGTCGGCGACCTTGTCGAGCGCGGGCAATGGCCAGTCAGGCCGCAAAGTTGCCGAAACGGCTGACACAGCCTGTACCAGCGGGTCGTCGATACAAGCGCGCGTCAAGACGCTCAACGGCAAGATCATTCCGATCTACGGCGTTACGATTCAGTGGCACTAGCGCCAAAATTCGTGGCTGAGCGTGAGCGGACCGCGGCGGAGTCTAAATCCTGCCGCTTCAAGATGGGGGCGAGCGTGCCGTGCGCTCGCCTCGCGCCCGTCGAAAATGATGCGGCAGCGTGACGCTAGATGCGGCGATAGTTCGATAATGTCGCAGGTGACATCGGGCGTAGCGGGACCGTCAACATGCACAAAATCATAAGGTAAGATTGGCAAATTGATGTAGTGGGCGCCGTTGGCTGTCGCCTCCGCGCGGCGCTCAATCAACTCGATTCGTTCTAGCAGTTCGGGCGCGATGATGACGCGATGGTGCGCGGTCCATTCGGGGTTTTCCTCGACTGCCACGAACCGAGGCTGGTAGTCGGCAGCGACCGTCGCGGCGGCAATGACCGCACTGCTTAGTCCGGCACCAAGTTCGAGAATGTAACGGGGACGGGCGTAAAGGACGTGTTCGTAAAGAGCTAGATAATCTGCGATTCCGACCCCGGTCGCAGTCGCGCCAGACATGCTCTCGATGACGCGGATCATGTCGGGATATCGCCGCGCCTTGAGTCGCGCGACCCTGGCCAGAGCGGCGTGCAGGCAATCGATGGCTGTGCTTCTCAACATACCTCACCCTAGTCGCATCGGCCGACCTCCGCAACCAGTATTTAATCCTACGTTGACAATACTCCATAAGTGCGGTATTGTACGCGCATGGCCCCCATTCAGCAATGGCAAAAGGCACACCGCCTCTGGAGCGTCAGGGCTGCGGCGTTGAATGCCGTCCTGTCGGGCCTCTACGCGGTGTGGCCGGCGTTCCAGGATAGCCTTTCTTTCGGCTGGTTCGTGTCGGGTTCCATCGGCCTCTCGCTCGCCACCCTCGCTCTCCGCTTCGTCGCGCAGCCGGGGTGGGACGAATGAGCGTCGCCCGCAAGGCCGGCCTAGGCGCGACCGCCGCCACCCTCGCCGCCCTGCTTTATGGCCATTGGGAGGGAATGAATCTTGTTGCCGAACATCTCCCGTTCGATCCGGCGGGCGTGACCACGGTCTGCGGCGGCATCACCAATTACGACTGGCCGTGGCTAAAGCCCGGCATGAAATTTAGCCGCGCCAAGTGTACCGAAGAACTGGCCAAACTGGCGCCGCGTTACGCCGCCCCGCTGCAAGCCTGCATGCCGGGCTTCAACGAATTCCCGCCACACCGGCAAGCGGCTTTGATTAGCCTCGCCGTCAACATTGGGCCGGGTCGGGTGTGCAAGGGCCATTACGACAAGGCCGGCGTCTACCACCCCTCCATTGCCGATTATCTCAACAAGGGGCGCGTCGAGGCCGGCTGCAACGCCATCACCCAATACACCCGCGCCGCCGGTAAGGTTCTCAAGGGCCTCGTTAACCGCCGCACCGATCGCACTTGGGGCGAGCGGACGTGGTGCTTGAGGGAGGATTGAACAAATGGCCAGTCCCCTACTCGCGATGATCGGTGCAATCACGCTTTTCGTTCTCGGCGCCGGCGCGTTCATCAGCCTTGTCGTGTTGAGCGCGCAGGGGTTCTTGGCGCTGTTTCAACTGATGAGGCGCTGACATGCTCGCCATCCTGACCCACTACGCACTCGGCCTCGGCGCGATCACGCTCTGCGTCCTGCTATTCGTGTTCGCAACGGCGCTCGCTGCGTCGGCCACAACCGTTCCGCTGATCGGCCCGTGGCTCGGCCGCAACATCAACCACATTCGCGATTGGGCGCTCGTCGCCGCGGTCATCATCGGCGGGGCAACCGTCATTTATGGAATCGGAGTCCACGATGGAAAAGCATCTGTGCAAGCCAAGTGGGACAAAGCCGAACAGGCTGCGGTTCAACGCGGCACCGATGCGCACGCTGCTGCCGTGCGTAGCGTTGGCAAGTCTCCTGCTACTCCCGGCATGCGCGACCAGTACAACCGCGACAACTGACACCGCTGCGCAGTGCGCGGCGTGGCGGGCGATTACCTATTCGATGAAGCACGACACTAAAGCGACCGTCGAGCAAATCCGTATCCACAACGAAACCGGCCATCGTCTCGGCTGCTGGTAAAGGACACACAGTAATGCGCGAATTCAACAAGTGGCTGCTCCCCGTCCTCGTCGTGCTGGCGCTCCTTGCCGTCGTTGGCTACGCCCGCGCCGATGGCTGGAAGATCGCGGACATGAACCGGCAGATCGACCAGACGAACTTCCTGGTCAACAAGGGTTGTTCGGGAACGCTGATCGACACGAACCGCAACTATGTGTTGACCGCAGCGCATTGCGTCACTAGCCAATATGAGACGGTCGAAAAGGACAAGGTCGACAAAGACGGCAAGGTCACCAAAGAGAAGATCCAGATCGTCCGTCCCGGCACCGTCAGCCAGGAATACTACGCCGGCCCGAGCATCGTCCAGACGAACAGCTACGTCTATAAAGTCGTGGACACCGACAAGGCGCTCGATCTGGCGTTGCTCAAGGTCCAGACGAAGTTGCCCGCGACGCAGGCTGCCGTTCTGGCGTGCACCGATCCGATTCGCGGCGACACGGTCTACGCCGTCGGCAATTCCTATGCAGTGCTCTATTCGACCGTGACCAAGGGCATCGTGTCGAGTGTCGAGCGGTCGTATCGCGACCTACAACTCGCCGGCAGTCTTGGCGATCTTACGGACAACGGCGAGCACGGCCTTGTGCAGCACTCGGCACCCATCGCGCCCGGCAATTCTGGCGGTGCGCTCTATGACGGCTCGGGCGAGTTCGTCGGCGTGAACGTGCGCGGCACGGCTGCCGGCGGCTTCAGTTTCTCCGTGCCGCTGTCCGATATCAAGGCGTTCCTCAAGACGAACGGCGCTGCGGACCTGTTCGCGCGTTGCGGCGCGAAATGATACTCGACTGGACCACACTGGCGGCTATTTCCGTCGTACTTAGCGCCACGGTCGGCTTGGTGCGGTGGATCAATAGCGCGTTCGCGACGCGCGACAAGAAAATAGTCGAACTGGAAAAACATGTCGCGGTTCTACAGGCCAGTGACGCAGCTTTGAATAACGCGCTCGTCGCCGCCGAAGGGCGCACGGTGGTTGCGGTCGAAGGGATGCGCAGCGACGTGAAGCATATGTCGGAACGCCTGGACAATCTGTTCGAGCTTCTGACAAAGGACCGCGGCAATTAGGATGGCACAAGCCGGTCACACCGACGAACAGTGCCGAGCCGCCGCCGACCTATACCGAGAGTATGGGTCAGAGCGCGCCGCGGCTAAGGTATCGGGACTGGCTAGGTCCACTTTCCAAGGTCACCTTAAATCGGCCGCCGAGCGCGGGATGTTGCTAGACACGCCCGCTGCAATGCCGGGCTTCCGCATTGCGCGCGTCACCGATGGCCCCCGCGGCAAGTCGGTGGAGCAGCGCCCCGAGGCGGGTGAGACGTTTGCGGTGCCTGCGGGGCATAGCATCAAGGGCGTCTCCGCCCTGGTGGATCCCAACGGGCGGGAACTGGCAAAGTGGGTCAAGACGCGAGAGGACGCATCCCACACGGCGCACCTTGTTTCCGCGATCAAGCAAGAGTTCGAACAATACCGCGGCTTTGCCAAACTCGTCCCGCCGCCGAAAGATACGGACGCGGATCTGTGCAACTACTACCCGATCGTCGACCCGCATACCGGCATGATGGCCTTCGGGAAGGAAACGGGCGAGTCGAACGACCTGAAAATCGGCACGGCGCGAATCGAAAGCACTCTGCAGCGCCTTATCGGACTTTCGCCGGCCGCCGATACCGCTGTCATTATCAACACGGGTGATTTTTTCCACGCCGACGATCAGCGCAACGTTACGCCCGCCTCCGGTCACCAACTGGACGTCGATGGTCGAAGCCAGAAGGTGCGTTGGGTCGGCGTCAACACGCTGCGCACCACGATTGATTTCGCGCTGCAGCGGCACAAGAAAGTCATCGTCAAGAATCTGAAGGGTAACCACGACCCCGAGTCGGCGAGCTGGCTAAACATATCGCTCGGCATGTTCTACGAAAACGAGCCTCGCGTGGAGATTGATCCGGAGGACGGCAACAACGACCACTTTTTCCACTTGTTCGGCGTCAATTACATCGGTGCCACGCACGGGCACACCATGAAACCCGAGCGCATGTACATAATGATGGCGGAGGACCACCCCGAATACTGGAACGCATCGCTTTATCGCTGGTGCATCTTCGGCCACATCCACCACGAGACAAAAAAGGAAGTCGGCTCGCTCATCTGCGAGTCGTTTCGCCAGCCGGTGCCACGCGATTCGTTTGCACATAGTCACGGTTACCGCGCAGGCAGTTCGATGCAGTCGATCACGCTTCACCGGGACGGCGGCGAGATCGGGCGGAACAAGCAGAACTTCCCCCCTGTGCGCTCGACGACTTGACACGCCCCGCCCTTGGTGTATTGTCAACGCATCGGGGAGGATAGTATGCAATCACCGGGTCAACTGCACGACGCCGCCATTCTTGCCCAAGAGGAAGGCATCCGGTTCGAGTTGCAACTGATCCACTCCGAAATCACCGAAGCGATTGCCAAGTTCCTTGACGACCCAAGCACGGCAAACCTCCGCACCTTGAACGGCCATTGGGCGCACGGGACCAACATGATGAAGATCGCGGCGCGGAAGGCGCGGGCACATGCGTAGCCTCTGGTGCGCCATTTTCCACCGTCATCGCCACCAGATTGTAGCGCGGTCGCCTCGGTTTCGCATGCGCTGGATAATGTTCTGTCGACGATGTGGACGAATCTGGAATGTGTAACCCCGCGACCTGCACCAATGGCAGGTGCCGCGCCACGAATCAGTGCATCGACACAACGTCACAGGTCACAACGCGCCTGCGCGCAGCCATTCACCCGGAAAGCGCGGCGATCGCCCCGCAGACCACGGCACTCATTGAAGTCGCCAAGGAAGCGGCCGACCTGTTGGAGCGTTCGATTTGACCGCCCATTGCAGCACGTCGGGAAAGATGCCGAACCCGCCCGACGACGAGGTGAACCCTAAAACACTCGTCGGCGCCCGCAAGGTCGATTTGTCGCTGTTACCTTCGGCCGGGATCATTCACGGTGCACATGCGATGGTGGACGGTGCCACAAAGTACGGCCCGTACAACTGGCGCGAAAAGAAAGTGCCGGCGCGGACCTATATCGCCGCTGCGTATCGTCATCTCGCCGATTATCTTGACGGAGAGGAGTGCGCGCCCGATAGCGGCGTCCACCACCTCGGGCACGTCATTGGCTGTTGCGCCATCTTGCTCGACGCAATGGAGACGGGGAATCTAATTGACGATCGCCCGCTGCCTGGTGCCGCTTCGGCCATACTAAGTCGCCTCGAATCCGTCCTCCGTTCGCGCCTCCCTAATTCCTGATCGCTTGGCCATCGCCTCGACCACTAGGCGCACGCGCTCGGCGGTGTCCTCCATCCGCCGCGACTCGCGCACCAGCACCATCAATGCCCGCTCGTTGTACTCGTTTTGTTCACGCATACCTATTCTCCTATTGCGTAGGAACATAAGCTAACCGCGCCGAAAGGGCGAGTCAATGCCTGAAACATGGACATTCAACGCCGACCAAACCAGCGCGACCGTCACCGGCCGGACGCCCGTCTCACCGTGGAAAAAGATCAACCCCGTGTGGTGGTTCGGCAACGCTACTGAACAGACCGTCGACCAAGCCGACTGGTATCACCCCGAGTGGCCGCAGTGGCGGCGTTGGTTCACATGGAACGTCCTGCGCAATCCGCTCCAGAACTTCCGATGCTTCGTCGTCGGTGTGGCTGATAGAAACTACGCAGTCACCGGCCGCGCACCGGTCGGCACCATCCAGCGCAACGACCTGGGCGAGACGGGTTGGCAGTGGTGCGTGCTCCACGTCGGGATCCCGCTGCCGTTCGTGAGCTACAGCGGCAAGCGTGTCACGTGGTACGCGGGATGGCAGCCATCCGGTTTCGCCGGAATAAAACTGAACTGGTAAAGAAAAAGGCCGCATTTGCGCGGCCGAGTCGCCCACTCGCATCTCGGTTATGCCGCCACCTTCACACCGCGACGCATCGCGTGCGTGTTCACCAGCGTCTCAATCCGCTCTTTGACCTCGGACAGCTCGCGAGCCGCATCGAGTAGCGCCATCGCGATTCCGTCGTCGGTCTCATCCCCTGAATTCGGGCCTACCAAGGCCGCCCGCTCTGCCCCCGTTATTTGTTTCACGCTCCACCCGTTCGTTACATGTGTGCACTAACAACTACAACCTTAGTCAAAATTTATTCACCCGCAAGCAAAATTTGCTCACGGTCGGTTGAATTATAGTTCACAGGTTCCCGATTAAGTGTTAACAGCGACAAGCATTGAAAAACCGTGAATTTTCGCCATGTTGCGCGCCGAGAGTGACTCTTGGGGGTCGGTGCAAATGCAGACGATTAGGGCGATGTCGCCGCGCCAGGCGCGTGCG